AAATAAAATAAAAGACATTTTTAGTCTGGGGGACCATTAATTTTATCCCTTATTTGGTTCGTTTCGCGGCAGCCTTTGCCGCGACGGCCACCTCATTATTCTCCTCTATAGCAGAAATTTCAATAATGGTGTTTATATCTGTATTATCTGAAGTTACACTAGCGTTTACTAACTGAATTGTAGTTAGATTTGGATAATTTATGTTCGTTCTAATGGGGTTTAAAAGATAGGCATATTTTAGCATATTATTAATAGCTTCCGCCAACTTATTGGCAGCGGGGCTATCCGGCTGGGGGGGGAGCGATAATTGATAGGCACATTCTGCAGCACATATTTCCATACCTATTGCTAATTCAATATATTTATTATCGATAATATTATCACGTTCTCTTCCATCAAAAGCTTCTTTAATTAAACCGTAAAATATGTTATATAATCCATTTATATAATCTTTTGGGGTTAGGACGTAATATTGTTCATATTTATTACCCTCCCCACCACCTTTCGCTTTATTTAGGTCATCCCACGTGTTACTAAATTTAGTAAATAAATTATTATTCTTAGTTAAGAAATTTGAAAAGTACATACATCTGATTATTACTATTGGATCAATATCCAAGGGAAACTCTTTGATGTACTTATTTAGACTCAACACATTGTTTTTCAACTTATTCCGGTTTTGTTTTATTTTATCCGGAAGCGGCACCTCACGTATTTCAACTATGTTTTTTATATCATTTCCCTTTACCCAGTATGTTTGTTCGAATATGAAAGAATAAATTAAACACCAAATTGTTCCATTGAATTTTTCAATACCTAAAATAACTAAGATGTCGCAAGTACCCGAACTAATTTCACGTTTTCGATCCGTATCATCGTTTATATAAAATTTATAAGGAAGACCCTTGTGACCCCCTCCATCTGTGGCTGGTAGTACTGCATATTTTTCAATATTTATAACTCCCCCATCGCTAGTGATGTCACTTAGTCCTTTAATGACCGCACTAGATAATTCAGGTTCAGATACTCCTCCACCAGCCTGACCCGCCTCGGTGGAGGGGGTCAGCGCTTTTTTGAGCGCCTCTGAAATTTCGAATCCCGGCTTCTGTATTTGTTTATCAACGAGGGGGTCGCCAACGAGCTGCTCTTGCGCTTCATGAAGTACACTTTCCTCATTAGAACTCTTATTTTTTAGGGCCTTTAATTTCCGCTCAAGATCTTCTTTATTTTTTTCTTCATCTTCTATCTTTTTATTTAATTCTTTGACTTTGGCCGTCGCTTCATCCGCTTCCTCCTTCTTCTTTATAAGCTCTTGATCGACATTCAACGGTACGGCTTCCTGCGCCTTCTTGATCTCGTTGGCGGCGGCCTCCTCTGCCTCGAGGCGCTGCTTCTCGGCCTCGGCCTTGGCCTCCTCCGCCTGCCGCTTTTCCTCCTCCGCCTCCGCCGCCTCCGCCGCCTTGGCCGCCGCGGCTTCCTTCGCAGCGTTCGCCTCGTCCTGCTCCTGCTTGAGCTTCGCCTCGGCCGCCTGAATCGCCGCGGCGTTGCCTGCCTCCACCGCAGCTTCCAGCTCGCGCTTGGCATCTTCGACCTCCTCCTGCTCCCTCGCCGCGGCCTCCTCAGCTTCCTTGGCCGCCGCCGTCGCCGCCGCCGCCTTCTCCGCCGCCTCCGCCGCCGCCTTCGCGGCTCGCTGGTATAATTTTCCGTCAGCACTTGACGACGGTTTGTCGGGGAGCACATCATCAGACAATCCCCCTAGAATAGGAAGACGTGGAATTAGATTTTTTATTTGCTGGAAATGGTCTACAGTAGCAGGAGCAGGTTCATCCGACTCCTCTGAGTGCCTTTCTTTCAAAGTTATTATATTAGAAACTGTACTTGCTTTCACCTCTTTTCCTTCCTTATCAATCTCTTGCAAAGAATCCAAATAAGATTTTCTGGTCACATTTTTAACTTTTAATTCCAATAGTTTTATCCCAGCGACCAGATGTGGACGGTCCTTCAACGGTTTTTTACCGTGATAATACAGAGATTCATTTAATAAAGCAGTTATATATGAATCCAAATTACCAAAATCCCCTCTCAGGTTATTTGAAAACTCCTCTAACATCTCTTTAAATTCTTTTTCTTTTGCTTCTTTTTTTTCATCTTGGGAATTGATCAAATTATCATATAAAAATTGACTCATTATTGTAGTATCATCTAAATAGTAATCGTCACCGTTCTCGGAGGTTACCTGATCTCCTTCTAATGTAAAATTATTATTAAGAAGTTTAAAATAATTTTTTCTATTATCATCTATGCCTAACAGTTCTTCGCCCTTACTAACATCCAGTAAGTTGGTAAGACTTATGGGTTTCTTATAATTCTTTTCATATTCTGTTTTTTCTTTTTCATCTTCCTCCTCCTCCTCCTCCTCCTCCTCTTCCTCCTCCCCCTTCTTAGGATATACACATTCAAAGTGGAAATTCACCTCATTCATGATTAATATATTACATTTAGAATTAACTATATTAAAAATATCCCCCCCCCCCTCAGTTTTGTAAATATGCGCGTCTGTGGGAGAATACTTCTTTATTAATTGAGTAGATGTATATATATTCCCCTCTTCCTCTACCTCAAAATCTGATGTTTTAGAAAACATCATTATACCCATTCGGCGGAAACCTTCTTCTATTTTTCTAAATTTTGAAAAATTAAGAATAGATATAAGGAAACATAAAGCGTCTTGATATATTTTTTTCTTCTCCTCACGTCTTTTTTGTTCCTCACGGGTTCTTACAGCAATGGAATGATTAAATATTTCTGGATAAATTATATCTTTTATATTATTAACAAACGCGGCTATACCATTAGAATCATGCCACGGTACAAGATGGTCTCCGGCAGCGGCCTCTTCTGGTAGTTTCTTTTTCGCTTTCTCAAAAACTATACCCTGTGTAGTCCAAAACGGCTCTTCGCTGGCTTCCGCGCCCTCTGGCGGCTGAGCCTTGAAATCTTTTTTTATTTGATCAAAAATGGTGTCGAAATCATCTTGTAAATGTTCATAAAGATCCCTCCGAGTTTTGGAGCCATCCTCATCCTTCTTCTTCTCCAATTCAGTATAAATTCGTGTTAGATTCTCATTATCAGTCTTAATAATTGCGCCTATGCCATCATTGAGTTTTTTAATCTCCTCCGGAAAGAACACGACGTCCTGGACAGGGGTCTTTTTATTATCATCTAATGCTTGAGCTTCTAGTTTCATCATATTTCTAGCATTGTTTAGTTTTAATTCTGTAAAGTACTCATTAAGCTCATCCGGTTTATTTGCCCAATGAGTTAATAAATCATCGTTGACTCCCCCAGGTACGTCACTCCCTTCATTGAAATTGAGGTCTGGGTCTTTTTTGTTTTTGTCTTTTAACATTTGTTGTACTATATCCGCAAATATTAATTTTATACATATAATTACAATAGGTTTATCATTTCCCATATCTCTCCATTTTTTACCTTTTACCTTAGATATTAATTTATTTAATAATAATATAATATTTTTATATTCTAAATGTTTATATTCTGAACGGTCGCTCGTCGCGACGTGTTCGGCGAGCACAGTGTCCGACAACCCTTCCGACCAGTCCTGATCAAGTTGGGTAAAATTTTGTAGTATTGAAATCCAAAAACACTGATTACTCATTCCTCCGGCTGCTCCGGAGTTATATTCTCTTACAAATGAAAAAAAATCCCTATCTTCATCCACCTCTCGCAGCAGGGGACGACCCTTTAATAATTCCCCCCCAACAAGAATATTTTGTTTTATCTTACGATTCCTTCTTTTTCTGCGAGTCCTTTTTTGAACATTTCTTCTATTTTCTTTTAATGAACGGCGTTTGCTTGTTTTTTTAAATGTCCTTTGGGGTTTTTTATCCCTATTCTTATTTAATGTCCTTTGTTTTCTTGAACGTTTCATTAAATATATATATATATAAACAATATTTTTATAAAAAAAATTTAATTTATTTTTTCTTCTGTTCTTTCCATTTTTTGCCAATTAATTTCATAATTTCAGATTGTTTCATACCTGGATTTTCTTTCTTTAAAATAGGACTTTGGGCTTTTACAAATTTATTGTACGGCGAGGCTCCTTTTTTTGATCTTTTTGATTTTTTCCTTTCTTTTTCTGGAACAAATGGTTCAGCTTTAGGGTTTAGTTTAGATTTTTTTTTATGGACCTTTTGAGGTTTTCCTTCTTCTTTATTACCAAAAAAATTATCTAAACCATAACCTTCCGATGAGTCGGATTTTTTGTATTTATCTTTTTTTGCAACACGTTGGGCACGGTACCCTTTTTCATCTTCTTTCATAAGATCCCCCAAACCGAGAGAAGATGATAAAATATCATCAACTACTTCTACCCTTGAAGATTTGCGACCTTTACGAGCAGTTCTACGACTGGATTTACGTCCCGCAGAACGACGGGCTTTACGTCCCGCAGAACGTGCTCTACGGGCAGTAGAACGGCGGGCTTTACGTCCCGCAGAACGAGCAGTAGAACGGCGGGCTTTACGTCCCGCAGAACGAGCTCTACGGGCGGCAGAACGGCGGGTGGGTTTTGAACGATTAGATCTTCTACGAGTGTTTCTATTAACCATATTTCTTTATAATATAATCAATATTTTTTTTAAAGATTGACTATTTTTAATGATTTTAAAGCAATTCTAATTTCATTAAGAGATGGTAGAAATGAATCATTAATTATATTTTTTTTATCATTTTCATCATTAATTTTTTTTAATTTAACATTCTTAAGATCACTTACTTTAATAGCTCTATCAATTGATTTCTTTTGATTCACGGCCTTTTGAGGAATACCAATTTTAATCATTTTATCATATTTATTTAGAGGTGGAGGTGGAGGTGGAGGTGGAGGTGGAGGTGGAGGTGGAGGTGGAGGTGGAGGTTTATGTGATTTTTCTTCTTCTTCAATTATGAGAAATTCTTTTAATTTAATAGGAAGATTAATTTTCCCTTGTATTATATTCCAATTAAATATGATAGTATTGTTTAAAATCCATAAACCAGAAAGATGAATAATAAATGAACCTAATACTCTATCAGGGAAATCATTAATTATACTTTTATTTTGATCATAGAATTGGCAATAATCTGGAACTTTAAAACGCATCCATTTTGAATATTCATTTTGTTTAATAAATTTTTCAATATGATAATTTTTGGAATAATTTTTTTCCGTTTTTTTATAAAATATATGTAAACACTTTTCAATAAAATTTTTAGTAGAATGATCTTTTAAATCTTGAAATGATAAATTTAAATATTTTTTTTTATTATTTGGATATTGTTTAATTGTAAATGGTGAATAAAGTTTTGGAGTTTGAATCATAAAATCATTATTATTATATTGAATTGGAATAAATGAAAAATCTTTTGATAAATGAATTTTTTTTTTAAATGAAATATTATCTTCATTTATAGTTATATCTTTATAATGTAAAATCATTTAAGAAATATAAATATATATATAATAATATACTTAAATAATTATGGAAACGGAAGTTTGCTCTATTTGTGGTGATGATATAAATGAAAGCTACCCACACACTTTAGATTGTAACCATACATTTCATTATAAGTGTTTATTTTTATCTTTTAAGAGTCTAAATAACTTAGATTGTCCTTATTGTCGATCTAAAAATAATAAATTGCCCTTAGTAAATGGTCTCCGTACTATTAATAGCACTATACATGATATAAGTAATATAGATACATTTGAGAATCATAAATGTCAGATGGTATTAACACGGGGTAAAAATAAGGGTAAAACATGTAGTAAAGGGTGTTTGTTAGGATATGATTATTGTAAAATTCATTTACAAAAATATATAAAGGAACAAAGCGTTAATAATAATGTAATAGAAAATGAGTGATATTTGCTCAGTATGTTTAGGTAAGATGGATGAAGATCATATAATTAAATATTTATCATGTAATCATAAATTACATTATAAATGTTATATGGATATTGTATTTAGAGATAATTTATTTATTCAATGTCCAATATGTAGAGTGCGGAATACTAATATTGATAAACCAAATGTTTCACCTAAGAGAAATATAGAATTATTATGTTCTCGAGGAGTTGGAAAAGTGAATTGTAATTGTAAGACAAAAAAAGGTGAAGAATGTAAAAATAAGTCACGATTATTAAATTATGGTATGTGTCATCGACATAATAAGGATATTTTGAAGAAAGAATTATATCCTTTAATGCTCCGATTTATGTATATGATTTTATCACAGAGAAATAGTTGGACAGCTAAAATACATTTATTTGATATTGGTAAAAAGTTAATAATAAAATATGCTGAGAAAGGTTCATGTTTAGATGATATATTATTTAAATTTTACGAATATTTTACTATAAGTGAAGAAAAAAGTATAAAGGACTATGGAAAATTATACGATTATTTTATAATAGAAAAACCACCTGATAATTGGTTAAACCATTGTATTGAAAAACATGTATTTATTTAAAAAATTTATTTTTAATCTATAGTAAAAGGTTAACAATAACCGATAAACCTAAGAGACTTAAGAATGATGGGTTAGCTTGAACCCCTTTGAATAATTTGGGCATAACATGAGGCCAAATTAATTTACCAACAATTAAGATTAGTAAAAACTTTAATAATAAAGCAAATACAAGAAACATCAATTGATTTTTCTTTTCTTCGTCCGATATTGATTCATTAACAATAACAGTCGTAAATCCTTCAATAACACCCATTTATTATTAACAAATATTTTATTTAAGCGTTATTTTCTTTCTTCGGTAGAAGACTCTGGAGTTTTTCGTAAAATTCTCCAATACCTTTCATTTCCGGGCCTCTAAAAGTTCCTCTCGCCGAAGCAACATCAATAATGTTTAATACAATAGCAACATCGGTGGTCATAAAATCAACTTTAACTGGTTCGGATACCGTTTGGGTTTCTTCAACTACTTCTTTAATATTTTCTTCAGACATTTTTTTAATATATAATAATATTTTTTTAAGTAATTTTGAACTAATTATGAAATTGGTAAATTACCTCTTGCTGGATCTTTAATCCAACCATATATATTTTCATCTGACCTTTGACTTATTACACCTGGAGCATTATAAGGTGTATTTGGATATGGAGATGATGATCTATTATTATATAAACAATTATTTATAATATCAGAAACACCATCTTTATCCCATGTATCACTATATTTATCGCAGAACATCGGTGAATCTTCATTTGGTATATTGGCTGGCAAATGGAATTGAACTAATTGATTTAGTGTATATGTTCCACTTAAATCTGTGTCAATAGTTTCATTATCTAGATAGAGGATCTTATATTTGCTATTATAGTAATTATCTAACATAACTTGAACATTTTCATCAAACATATCATAATCAGCTAATATACCTTGAGATTTCCATCTTACGTCATAAGTATTTAATATATTATTCAAACTACTTTCATCAATATCAATAAAATTGAGATAAATAGTTCCATCGATAGAGACAATATCCATGACTAATTTATTTGTATAATAACCTTTTACATCATAAATAAAACAGTTAAGGATGCATCTATAATTTCCATCATCATCTTTCATTACATACATATTATCAATTTCTTTAACATAGAATTCTTTACTTGATATCCCTCCAATTTTACTGATAACTATTTTTATAATATCTGTCATTTTTTCATTTAATTGGACCTCCATAGTATCTTTATTCATACTCCATTTTTCTGTTACATTTTTAAGAGATACTTTATCAGCAGAAGAAATATCATTAAATAATTTAGTTAATTTATTTTTTTTAGAAGATACAATATCAGATTCGTCTTCATCTTTTAATTCTCCAATCATAGAGGTTATTTCAATAGTCTTATTATTTTCATTTATAGTATAAAAATAATATAAAACTATAAGAACACCAACAATAATAATTAATGTATTCATATATATAATACAACTATATTTATTATTTTTTGTTGATAAAAAAAAAAGTTATTCTTTTTCAATAATTATTAATTCAATAATAAATTTTGAAGAAGAACCAGTCACCCATATAGATGCATTATTCAAATTTGATAAAGTAATATTAAAATCTCTATATCTACCTGCTTCAATAGTCCCCATATAATTTTGCTTTCTTCCTTTATGTATTTTCATCAGCTCTGACGCGGCCGCCGACGCCGGACCGGCTTCATTTGGTATGAAAAATTTACCATTATAATTATTATTTGTTCCAGTGGTATCGCCTCCAATAGTCCTTGTGTTTATCCCATCAATTTTTAAAAGCATTCCTAAGTTATCAGGGGCAGAAACAGAATTAATCTTTATATTATTAGTAACGACTGTATCTACGAATACTTCTGAAAAATTATCTATTTTTAATTCTTCCGGAAGAGTTACAGTATAATTAGTAGTATCTTGCGTTAATCCTATTTCTAATAAAAGTGATTTTCTTGTAAATTTATTCTTATATTGAGTATTCTCAAAAAAATTAGTTTCCATTTATTATATTAATTAAATATATATTTATTTTTTAAACCTTTTCATCATTTAGAATAAAATCACCTTTCCTTTCATCAATAAAATTCTTAATAAATCGATAAGATGTTTCTAATTGACCTTTATTTTGTCCTCCTGTAATAATTATTTTACCACTTTTAAACACCGCTATCGTTACTTTCTTACAATCTCCATCTCCATTTCCATCACCCTTACCATTACACATTGTATTACAACAACATATTCCATCACAATTATTTGAGTTAATGTAATACTTAATATTTACACCTGGATAAATACAGGTTTCATAAGTAGAATATATTCCATAATTAATTATTTCATCATGGAGATTCTCTCTTTTTATTTCATATCCTATATCAAAATCACTATTAATTAATACAATTTTACTATTAATTATCTTAACACTTTCATCGAAAATTGAACAATCCGACAAATAATCTATTAAACCATTTACAAGATCATCGCCTTGATTTTCTTTCTTTAGACCTGTTATCTGTATCCTTCCATTATTAAATAATTTAACATTCATTATTTTACCTTCATGGATAACATGTAAAGTGGCTTGATTATAAAATATTTTCTTTTTCTTTTTTTTTCTTTTCTTCCTTAGAGCTTTTTCAGAATATCCTTTAGGTGTATTTCCATCACCATATTCTATAAATGGAATATAATCTGTAATAGGAATTGTTTTATATATTTTTTCTAAATCAATATCAGATGATATCTTTAATACAGTTGTTATTGTTGATATCCGAAGATTATCCATAATCAAAATATAATAAAAATATATCTTTAAATAATTCAAATTTTTATTAATTTTAATTTAATTTTATTTGCCAAGCCAATGATAATGGTGGATTATTAATAATTGCGGAGCATCTTTCATAATTATTAAATGTGAAAATTTTATTTTGAAGATTAAACTTTTGAACTAATTTTGTACATCTATTACAACAAACTTTTGTTTTAATTTCTCCACCCTTACTCCATCTCCAAACATATATTTCATAATTCTTGTTTTTTCCTTTATGATTAAGAAATGTTTTAATAGCTTTTTCTTCCGCATGTATAGATGATTGACAATGGTTTATTCCACAAGGTCTAGATTCCCCCATATCTATAATCCTCTTCTTATTTTTACAGTATATGCACCAAATAACTGAGACATTGCAAGAATTGGGATCATGGAATTTATCAAAACAATAATTATTTTTAAATTTGAGTGGAGGTCTTTGTATAATTATACATTGTGAAAGACTTTCATTTTTCATAATGTTTAATTAAAAATAATTGAATTATTAATATAATAAAAATATATTCAAATTTAATTTAAGCGGTGCTTTCTGCGTCACTTAAATCACTTACAACAAGAGTATCCTGCTTAATTTTAGGAATAATAATTCTTTCATCTTCATCTTCATCTTCATCTTCATCCTCGCTTTCATCTTCATCATCAGAAGGTTCTAACATACCTAATACTCTATCTTTATTGATATCATCCCCGGGACAATACATATATGTTAAATCTTCCATACATCCTCTAAGGATATTTTTGTCCATGTTAAAAAAATGTTTTTCTTTAATCATTTTTAGAACAGATTCCATCATATCTTCATAACTTCCAATAATAATATTATTCTCAGCTATATATTTTGGGATAATTTCATGAGCATTTTCCATACTTACAAGTTTTAAATTATCAATAGTTGGCATTATTTATTAAATAGAATATTTTAAATTAACTTTAAAAAACGCAATTATATTTAAAAAATTAAATAACATTAATAAAATGAATGATAAATGTAATTTAAACTCCATTGAAAGAATATTAAATAAAATTGAGAAAGATAAAAAAACTACCGATGATACATTCAAGAATATTCTTTTGAATGTTGTTAAAAAAGATGAAAGTAAGTTATCATATGAAATATTAATGGGTGAATTATCTGAGGATGAGAAAGATTATTTTATAAAAAATGAAGCTTATAAAAATTATATTTCCCAGTATTCAAAAGAATATATAGAAATGTCCGATTGGTATTATGGTCCTGAACTTCCATATAAAATTTATTTAAAAGAATTTAGAAAAGATAAACAAACATACTTAGATGATAAAGAAAGTATAAAAGAATTATATTCTTTATTCATGTTTTATGGATTACTTCAATATTATTTACCGAGTGACTGAATTAATTTCTTTTTCTTTTTGATATATCATATCTTCTTGAATACTATCTGTATAAAGGATTGAATGATTATCTTTTGGATTCGGATATTTATAAAACGGATCTATTAAAGAGTCTTCGACATTATTTTCAAAATCAATTATTTTATTATCTGTCATATATTTATCATTAAATTCTTTTTTTTCTTTACATAAAGTAGATTTAAAATAATCTTTATCTTTTTTTTCATTTGTCATTTTTAATAAATGAGAATAGAAACCATCTGATGGATTTTCTTGATAATTTAAAGAACTTGAATAATTTGTTTCTCCTTTAGTGTATTTTCCAGGACAGTTATAGAATATTTCTTCATTGGGTTTAAAGGTTTCAATTTCCTTATTATCTGTGAATAATAAAATAAGGAAAATAATTAGTAAAATTAGAGTATGTGTTTCCATAATATATAAATTATTATTTTTTACATAAGAAAAGAAATAGTAATAGTAATATAATAATTACAATAAATCTATTATCATCTAAATTTTGGAATGGTTCAGTAACACCCTCTTCTCCTTCAACACCATCTCCTTCTCCTTCAACACCATCTCCTTCTCCTTCAACACCATCTCCTTCTCCTTCAACACCATCTCCTTCTCCTTCAACACCATCTCCTTCTCCTTCAACACCTTCTCCTTCTCCTTCAACACCATCTCCTTCTCCTCCAGCACCATCTCCAGCATCATCTCCTTCTGCTGCTTCTCCCGCACCATCTTCAACACTTTCTTCAGGAGGGGGGGGTAATCCATCGGTTCCAGGGTCGGGTGGTTGTGATCCATCGAGAGCTGGGTCAGAAGGGGGGGGTAATCCATCGAGGGTTGGGTCAGGAGGGGGGGGTAATCCATCGATTGCTGGGTCTGGTGGTTGTGATCCATCGAGGGCTTGGTCAGAGGAAGAACATCGGGCATTGATTACTACATTTGATCCTGGACACTTTTCTTTAAAGTTTTTATCAAATTCAAGTACATAGTATATTTTGTTATTTTTGTTTATATTCCAATCAGTATCGGCCCAATTATTCGGACTAAATTCTAATAGAACATTTCCATTTTCTTGACTATTTTGAGGACCTTTAATGGATTGTATTTTAGGTTGAATATAGCATGATTTATTTTCATTTGTATTTTCATTTCCGGTTATACTAAAACTGGCTCCCATAATATATATATATTATATATTTTAATAAAGTTATATTTCTTTATATTGTCCATCCTCATCAGGATCATCTAAACCTTCATCTTCTCTATCCTCATCAATTTGACTGAAACCTTCATCTTGTTCCATTTCTTCTGATGTTTTTTGGTCATGTTGCATTCGAAGTAATATATTTGGATCTTCCCTTTCCATCATTTCTAACATTGTTGGATCACTATTGAATAGTTCTTTGAGTCGATCAATTCTTTCACTTTCGGTTTGTGTTTTATAATCTTCTGTTTTTGTATTTTCTAAATTGGTGTTTGATTTATCTTTAAACCAGCTAATTACACCAATTTTTTGAAGTTCTGTTGTTACTCCTCTATCTTCTGCTGTTTTGGATTCAAGATCATTAATTATACTTTGTTTTTCTTGTTCTTTTTGACGACTTATTTTTTCTGAAATTAATTCTGTTTGATTAATCCATCCAGTATCAAAGAATTCTTGGATATAATGGATTAATAAATCAAAAGTTAAATGAGTACATACTTTAATTAATTCATTATTTTCCATTCTATTTTGTTCTTCTAGAGATGAAAATAAATCATTTGCTTCTCTTGAATTATCAGAATTAATATCCTTTAAGGAATCAATATAATCTATCATTTTTGAGAAGATAAATAAAAAGGTGAATTTTTTAAAGATATTACTATAATTTTCTGTATATTCAGTTTTATCATCCCCATTTAGATCCTCTATACCTCCTTTATAGTATTCGTTAATATATGAAAGTAAACCTCTTATACAAGTAGAGTATTTATCTTCTTTTGTATATTTATAGAAGCCTTCGTATGTTGTATATTTTTTATCAATGAAGATATCATCATGTATTAGGAACTCATTATTATTTATAAATTCTTGAATATATTTCTGATTTGTTTCACTTATTTTCCATTGCGGAGGTATATGATCATGGAATACTGTTCCAATATTATATTCTTTTGATGAAGATAATCTTCCAAGAATACATTTAATACTATAAACATTAGTATCTAATGTATTTGTATCTTCTAAAAATTTACTTAGTAATGGGGCGATTCCATCAAAAGATTTAGTTGGGGTTCTATTTACATGGGATTTGTCTAAATTTTCTTCTTCATATGAAGTATTTAAGAATTGTATAATTTTAGCAATAATATCATTATTATAATTTAACATCATATTAAATAATCTTCTATATTCTTTAGAGAGTACATCTTTATCTTGTATAGTTATTAAATCACTTAACCCTTGAAATAGTTCATATGTTTCATCCATAGAATATTTTGTTAGATTATTATCTTTAATAAAATTATGTATCCTTGATTCTATGAGATAATTATCTTCTTGATAATCATTTAATTTTAATGTTTTTGATTTTATTTTATAATCAAGTATCATTTCAAAATTTTCTTTATTTTCTGGGATCTTTTTAAAGCATGTAGCATCCCTTTCAACCGACGGGTCAGCAAGGAGGTTAACTATAAAATCATCGATACTATATCTTTCGTTAATTTCTCCATTTTCATCAAAACAGTAATTTTTTAAGATGTTTTTTACAATATTAACGGGTTGAAGGTCTGAATTGGAGTCTTTTTCTTCTTTGGGTTCATAGTTTAATAGTTCATCAAAATTTTCCGAGGGATATACATTAGGGGGTTTATATGAATAATTTCTTTTTGAGTGACCATTTAATAGCATTCCATTCCAATTATTAAAATGGATATGGATATATGTATTAATTGTTGATTTTTCATTTAAATTTTTATTTTTGAAATAATCAGTAATTTCTATAATGAATACTCTTTTTAATTCGGTGAAGTCTACATAATCTAATTCTTTTTTATCTTTATTCCATCCGGCTGTAATTAATATATTTTCTATCATAGTTGAATCTTCGATAGTATTTATGAAATTATTTATTAAGAGATTAAGTATAGGTTTTGGTTCAGTTTTTCCATGAAGGTGGACACAATAATTAAATAATCTTTCATAGGCTTCATTTTTTAGAATATCTGAATATGGGATATCATAGTATTTATATTTGGGTAGTAAGTATGCATCTTCAATAGATTGTATACTTGATATATTTTCATATTTTATATCGCTACCTGATTTTAGTAAATGAGTTTGAATTACATTTATTTGTTCCGATACTTTTTCATTAATAGAAATAACTGTATCATTATCAGGAAGAGGTCTATAAGATGACCAATTTTCTTTTAAATAGACAGAAATACCTATATTATTTCTTATGTTATAATAATTTTTAAGTTTTATCCGAGCATTTGAATCTCTGAGTAAATATGATGCCGAGAATAAGAATTGTTCTTTAAAGTTTGTAATGTCTTGATATTTTGTTTTTTCATTAAGGAAAGTATTTACATTTTTCCAGAATTTACTTTTATTTGATGAAGAAATTTTATTAAATATATCTATCATTAGTTCAATGGTGTCCATTGATAATTTTTCATGAATAGTATGTTTTTCTTTATTCCATTTTGTATTTATAAATAGTTCGGGGTCCCATAAATATATATTTTCTTTAGTTTTGATTGAATAGGGTGGATTTGAGGTTTGAATGTGGAATAAAATAAAAAATGTGATTATAAATAGCTCATTACAATCTTTTAAATATTCTTTAAAATTTGTTAATTCTTTTTCTTTATTTTTTTTATTTTCTTTATTTTTATTTTGGTCTTCTTTTGTTCTAATTTGTTTAATAATTGGATATTTTTCTTTAATTTCTTTATATAATGGGTGCTTTTTCTCAAATTCATTATCATTGTAACGTATATCAGTTAATTCATCATGATTTACTAATTGAATATAGTCTACGATAGATTGTTTATCAATATAATTTAATTGAATACTTAAAAGAGAAGAAATTTTACTAATTCTTTTTTTGATATTTATTTCTTTTTCAGAAAGAGCTTTTAGTTCTTCATCATTAGTTATTAATTCTTCTCTATTATTAATAGGTGCTCCTCCATCGCCAAATCCTTCTAATGTTGAAAAGTCTTCATGGCATAAGTATTCTCCACATACTTGACATGAGATCATTCCATTATTTGCTGGACCACCAAAATTATTAAGTAGTATACTATGGTAACTAGGATCTTTATGTATTTTTGTGCTGTATAGGTAATGTTTACATAGTAATTGTTTATCGGAGTCTTTTTGATATAGATAATTTGGATTTTCGTCTTTTGTCAATGCTTCTCTTGAATATTTTTTAATAAGTCTTTCAATATAGTTATTTTTGATGGGGAGAATGAATAATGAGAATATATATTCTTTGGCTAATTTTATTTTTTCATCCGTCGAGAAAATTACATTTTTCTTTTTGATATTCTTTATTACTTTTCTTTTAACAATTTGATTGTAATTTTTAATATATTCTTTAATATTGTCTTTAATTATTCCTTGAATAGCTTTTTTATTTTCTTGATCTAATGAACCATATGTTAATCCGTACGGGTATAATAATTTTGCAAAATCAGTAAGATTAAATATATTATTCATAAGTTTTTTAGGGATTGAATTTATAATATCCGTTATAGATGGAAAGTTATTTGTTAAAACCTCCTGTATATTTTGAGTTTCAACTGTATCATTGAAGATATAAGCATGAAATGCTTCATTCCAGAAATCATCTTTAATAGTATCGGTGCCGATTATGTGTGGTATTACTGAATTGTGATTAAATCTTGATTTTAATGAACGATAAGAGTATTTATAATCTGATAATTGACATGATTCTATGAGATTAAATAAATCATTATTTTTATATGTAATATTCAGGAAATTATAGGGTATCGTATAGAATCCCGATAGAGTTAGTTCTTCTTCGGGACGTATTACTTCAAATAACGTTTTATAGTCTTTCATTTTAGCAATGATAAGTTCTTCTCTTGTTTTATTTATTTCTAGGTTATAATCATCTATAATTCCGTGACAAGGTTCTTTATCTGAACAATGTCTTATATAATGACCATTATAAGGTATTAATGTTTTATCTGATGAATTGATATAAGGTGAATAGTTATCAAGGAGTTGTGTAGATATTTTATATGTTTTATTTGAATCATTATCATTGAATAATTTTACTTTTTCTAAAAATTCTTCTTCATAGATTAAATTTTTAATATCATCATAATCAGTTTTATCTTCTTCATCTTCTTTATATAGTTTTTTAATATTACTTATAATAGGGATAATCCAATTTGGGAATTCAATATTATTTTCTTGTATAATTTTTTTAATAAATGGATGGATACTTTGATCTTTTATTTCTTTTTTGTTTCTATTTTCATCATACATAAATAAGAATGTATCGGCATAATTACATATTTTTTTAATTAATGTTTCATTATTATAAGCTTTAAAAAGTGATATCATTTCACTTATAAAGTCTTCTTTTCTTTCTTGTATTGAATATTTTCTATCTTTAATTTCATCAACATATAGTTCTATTTCGGGATATATATTTTTGGTAATTAATAGATCTTCTTCATCTAAATCTTGGAGATCAAATTCTTCTACTTTTTCAATATCAATAATTTCATAGTCATCTGTTTTTAGTATTATTCTATTTGTTTTATCTTCTAATTGAATTGTAATATCGTTTTGTTCTTCATCAATTAAAGATAATTTGTGTTGATCTTCATTAATTTCTTTAATAGTGAGTAATTTATCAACAATTTCATCTTCTTCTTTAAAAAGTATAATATAGAGATCTTCTTCATATATTTTTTTATCAAATATTTCTTTTTCTTGTTTTTTGAAAACTAGATTATTTCCCGTATCATCCTCACCCTCATTCTCATCATTAATAACAAATTCTTCATCTATATCTTCATCGACATCTTCTTCATCAAGGGGTTTTATTGGTGATGGGGAAGAGGGTGTTTTTTCTATCCATTCTTCTTCCCCTTCAATTGTATTTGCTATAAATCCTTCTTCTAATTCTTCTAATTCTTCTAATTCGTTTTCTTTTTCTTCTTGTATGAAGCCTTCTTCGAATGGTTCTGGGGGAGGGGTATAATCATCTTTAATGGTCACTTTTTTTATATCTTCTCGTTTTTCTAATTCTTCATCAATAAGGCCATCTACAACAGAATTTTTTCCTTTAAAACTTTTTAATTCATTTATATCTTCTGTTTCTTTTATAAGTTTATCCCAGTAGTCAAAATCTATCTCTTCGCTTTCTTCTGACGCCATATTACTTATATATATTAAATTAATATTTAAAAAATTAGAACATAATATAAATAATTATAAATGGAACTTCAAAATTTTATTCAGAATAATGATTATATAAGTGAATTTAAAAAACTAAAGTTAAGTTTTAGAAAATATTCTAAATTGGGATTACTTATTGTGAAGACATATCAAAATAATAATTGTGATTACGAAACTTATCCATGGATGAAGTATTGTCGCGGTGCTGTAATTGATATTATTAATCATAAATTAGTATGTATCCCCCCTATGAAAAGTGAAGAAAAAGAAGACTTAGATGAGATAATAGACGAGTATGATTCTGGGTTGGAATATCAGCCTTTAGTTGATGGAACGATGATAAATGTATTTTATCATAATGATGAATGGTTTGTATCAACGCGAAGTAATATTGGTGCTAAGAATTCTTGGGATGGAAAAATTTCATTTAATAGGATGTTTGAAGAAGTGGTTGGTAAGGAGTTCTATTCTAATTTAGATAAAGAGTGTTGTTATTCATTTGTTTTGCAGCATACTAAGAATAGGATTATTTCTCCAATTGAAGAAAATAAAGTATATCTTGTTGAAAAATATAAATTGGGGGAAAAGATTGAAAGATGTGTTGAATTTGAAGAAATAGTATCAATTGAAAAAATTTTTTCTTTTGATTCTACTTATTTGAAAAATTATACAGGGGATTTATTTTTTTCAATTAAAGGTTTTACAATTAAAGGGGATGGTGTGAGGTATAAGTGGATAAATCCAAATTATAAGTATGTTGAAGGTATAAAGATGAATAACAACAATAAGTTTTTAAGCTATATGGAACTTCGACAAAAGTGGTTATTAAATGAGTATTTGTGTTATTTTCCTGAAGAACGTCATTTATTTAATAGTTATAGAGATAAAATAACATATGTTAAAGATTTAATATATTCTTCATATGTTAGATATAGAATTAAGAAAGAAATCGATATAAAAGAGGTTGAATATTGTTTAAGACCAATCATGGGAGAATTACATGATTTTTACAAAAAAAACAGTGTAAAGATTACACAAAAATATGTGAGTAGTTTTGTGAATAAGTTAGATGGTAAAAAGTTAATTTTTATTATAAATCGTATAACTGATTCAAAGGTTTAAAACAGCTTCTTTTTTGATATTGGAGTAAATAATGATTAAGTTTTCACATGTTTCTTGGAAGGTTTGAATAAGAGCATTAAGTTTCTTTTGATTATCTGATTTGCTTATTTTATTATTTGGATTAAAGGTAAGGTAAAATTCAATTGTATTTTCTAGTGGATGTGTTTTTTTATATCCACATAGAGATGGTATTGAGTCATCGTCAATTACATATAGAGATATATGGGATTGAATTATATTTCCAATTGTATCATCAAAACCTTCAACAATTAGATGATATGTATTTTCGTTAATGTCTAGTGAAAATATATTTTCTTCATCTGACGATAATTTTGGAAGTTCATCTTTAAATAGAGTTAGTTGATCAATGAGTATTTCATTTGCTTCTATAAATAATTCTTTTGAATTGTAATAATGTACAGAATCTATCATAAAGGTGTACCAGTAAGGTTCGCAATTTGTATCCCTATAGAAGTATCTTTCACTTTCACTTATAGTTAATTCTTTGGTATATTTTTCTTCTTTTTCTTCTGGTATTTCATTTACTTTAATTTTTTCTTGTATAATTTTTTGAAAAAGTTCTGGGTTATGTTTAAATTTATAAGTTGATTTAGAGACAGCTTGCCACCTTGAATCTTCGTATGCTGTTGAAATCCGTGGAACACCATATAATTCAAGTCCTTGAACGGTTGATGAACTAACTGATTTTAGTTCAGTAATAATGCTATAATTTTTAGTATCCTTAAAGGTAAATGGTCTAAACATGGTTTCTTTATTTTCATCTGATAATTCTTCTTTTTCATAATTATTGATATCAATATCTTTAAGGGTATCAGGGTCTATATCTTTTTTAAGTTTAAAAATTTGAAGGTCTTTACATGTAATTAGTTTTAATGGATTTTCTGAACTACTTTCAACATTTAGTTTAAATAAGAATGATTTATTGTATTCTTTGGGATTAATATATAGTGGAATTAGAGCAATACGATGTAAAAGATATTCACTATGAAGGGATGTTGTATTTTTCTTTACAATTATATCTGAACTATCTATTGATGTTCTAAAACCGACTGTATTTATACTGGATAATAGTGTCCTTCTTAAAGAATTAATAATACTTTTATGAAGACCCGTAATGTTATTACCTTTTATATCAAATACTATGTTATTGTGGGACGTAGTCTCTTCTGTATTTAGTTCTATGCTTATTTCATGATCCATAATTAGTTAATTAATATATACTAATAAATAAAAATCAAATTTTAAATATTTTAAGTTTAATAATTTAAGTTTAATAATTTAAGTTTAATAATTTAAGTTTAATATTAAGTTAAATTATTATATTTATTTTTTATAACTAAATAAATGAGTAGTGAAACTGTAATTTATATTAGTAAAAGATGTCCATATTGTCGAGAATTATTAGTTAAGATTCAACAAAGGGAAGATATAAAAGGAACTGTAAAAGTATCATCGATAGACGATGAGCCATTTCCAAATATTATTAAGAATGTTCCATCAATGGTTTCCGAAGGTGTTTTGTATAATGCCGAGGAAATATTCCGTATGTTGGCCGAAAGTGGACAACAACAACAGCAACAACAACAACCCGAACAAAAACAACAACAACAACCAAGCGAAGGATCAAAATCTTCGGAAGATGATATGTATTCTGGATATTGTGAAAATGGTTCATGTTTAGCATTTTCTTCTTTAGACGAATCTCCGCAGTCAGAGGGAGAATATACAGGACAATTTGCTCCATTGGACCATAGTCCTAATTCTGTAGATGTTTCTGAAGATGGTTATAAGAAATCATCGGGGATTGATAATGAATATGAAAGGATGATGAAGGAGAGGGGGGAATTAAATAATAATCAACAGATAAGATAAAATGCGTCAGAATATATTTAAAATAAAATAATAATAATAATAACAATGTCGGATAATAGAAATAAATTGTTTAAGTCAATGGTTACTGATATTATCAAAGTGTTCCCCGAATATACAAAAAGATTATTAAGTTATTATAAGAATACTTTACAGAATGATGGAAATGATATTGATGAACGATTAAAAGAATTTTTAAAAAATGTAAATGAAATAAGTGATTCTATTGTTGACGATAATTTTTCTGTATTTGATTCGGATCCGATTTTACTTCATAATGTTTCTTTTAAATTAATATGGAATAGTGAAATATCTGAGGATACTAAAAGTAAGATATGGAAATATTTACAGACATTTTGTATTCTTTCAATAAATGAAACGTCAAATGATAAAATTAATGATGTAATTAAATCGATTGAATCAAATGAAAAAGTGAAAGATAAAGAAACATTGAAAGATATAAAAAAATTAAAGAAATTAAATAAGTCACTTGAAAATGATGGAGCATTAGATAAGCTAATTGATGAAAAAATAAAGAATGAAGAAAATAAAAATAAAGATGAAGTAAGTCCAAGTCAATTACAGGGGATGGAGCAGATGGAATCAATGTTTAAGGATACCGGAATAGGTCAAATCGCAAAAGATATTACAAGTGAGTTAAATATTGAAGAAATGATAGAAAATGGTGGGGGAATCGAAGATATTTTTAAAGGAGAAAATATGGGAAATATAATTCAAAGTATTAGTCAAAAAATCGGATCTGAAGATTTACAATCGGGAAATTTGGTAAATGAAGCTACAAATATTTGTGCTTCAATGAAAGGGAATCCATTATTTTCATCTTTAATGGGTAATATGGGTAATATGGGTGATTTGGGTAATATAAAGTCTGTTCCAATTAACAAAGAATCTTCCCCAAATAAAAATATAGGGGGTTTAAATGTTGAAAAAATAGATTAAATTTTTTTTTTATAATATATTAATATTATATATGACACCTTTATGGACAGAAAACATATCTATCTTATACGAAAAAAGATATATTTTTGAAGTATTACCGAATAAGAACTTTGATTTTAATCGTAAATTGAATAGTTTATTAAGATTATCGATCTATTATACAATAATTATGTATCTATTGGATAGATCAAATACAAATACCTTATTTATACCTGTTATTGTTGCTGCTATTACATTCGTATTAAAAAAATTTTATAAGAATAAAGTTATTGAAGGAAATACTTTGGAATTAATTAATGCGGGGGAAACTATTATTGATAAAGAAATAAATAATATAAATAATGATGGATGCCGTGTATCTACTGAAAATAATCCATTTATGAATCCACCATTATTTGGTGAAAAAAATTTGAGTTCTTGTCAATCTTATAATAATAAAGATGTTCAAAGGGAGATAGAAAGCAATTTTAATAAGGATTTATATAAAGATGCGAATGATATATTTGGTAAAAATAATTCCCAAAGACAGTTTTATTCTGTCCCTGGAAAATCGGTTCCAAATGATCAAGACGCATTTGCTAAATGGTTATATTCTACTCCTCCAACATGTAAAGAGGGGAACGGTATACAATGTTCTGCTTTATCTGCTGAATATAGGGGTACAGGTGTTGGATTGGCTCAAGGTCCATCGGGTCCATAATAAAAGGTTAATCTAAAAATAAAATATATTTTCATAATATAAATGACTGAAGTTGAAAATACAAATGCCTTTTTGAGTGGGTATCATGGGGGATTAAAATCCGACGTCCCTGTTAAGCAGTTACAGAAATGTTCTGAAAATACAATTGATCCTAATTTTTCATTGGATAATACAACATCATTAAATTCTGATCCAGCCACAGTTTTACTGGAGGTTCAACAATCGACTGGTGTTGGAAATTATCATTTAGACAATATGTATGGTTGTGATTGTGGATTGGAAAAAGCAAGGGAAGTTCAATTAAAACAGCCAACAATTAATTTAAATGGTGGTAAAGGATGGATTGGTGAAAAGGGTTGTTTAGTTGAAAAAGATTCTCAATTAAGATTTTCTGGTTTAACAAATAAAAAGTATATTAATCAATTTAGAAATATGCAGAATCAGGGTTTCTTTGGTAGAGGTTCATATGCTGTTGACACAGAGTCTATTTTAAGAGATAGTCAGATAACTAAAGTTGATAGACCTTGTAATGTTCTTTCTGGATCATCAACATTACCATTTTCAATTACACCTATGATTAAGAAACTTGAAAACGAAGTTCAAGACCCTAAGAATATTATTCCGGAAGATTCTATGGACTCATGGATACGAGGTGGAATTCCATCAAGACAGATTGCTAGAAATATTGATTATTTAAAAAGATGTGATGAAAAAAAACAATAAATTAAATTAAAATAATTTATAATATATATATTATAAATGACTACGTATGCGGAATTTCAGAATAACTTAGAAAAAGATGCTATAACTCAATCTGTTTCTTCGGGATTATATCATATGAATACGATTCAAAAAGAAGCAAAAGGCGTATATCCGTGGGCTCCAACTATCCGTTTACAGAAGGTCGGGGCTTCTATTGTTGATGGTAAGAATTTGGTTGATGTTGATTCTGAATTAATGGGTATAAACCGTATTCAAACTAAAAATTTTCAATTTAAACATAAACCTGACGAGCATAAAAAAGTTAATTATTTACATTTAAAAGATGGATTATTTCATGAAGAGAGTACTCTTTTGACTAATCCTCCATCCACTTTAAGGGGTATGGCTAAAAATCGATGGATAAATGTCCATTTACAGCCACAGGATAATGTAATTGAACCATTTCCGAGAAATGGATCTGATACATATTTAAACTTAGTAGATACATTTAAAGAGTGTTAAATTTGAAAATTATATTTCTAATATTTTAGTATTTATTTTATATTTTAATATTTTTAAAGTATGTTCTTTTATCTAGAATGGATAGATAAGAGACCTGATAAGATTTTAATAGTTGATGAACTTCCAACATGTAAAGAAATTAATTATAAAGAAACATTTAATATTGACAAGAAAGAATTTATAATTTGTGGAAATATAAATGATAAATTTATAAATTATTATCCACCGTGTAAATTACATTATAAAAAAAATCAATATTTATCATCTCATTTACAAAAATGTATAAGAAGAATGAACGATATAAAATCTGTTCAAACAGCAAAACATTTTATAGATTTAGATTTAATATCATTCCTCAGAAGATTACCTATTATCATGTTAGAAGATGTAACTATCCATTCTTCTATTTCTATAATCATTTGGTTAATGATAGCTGTTGGTAAAGGTTTTCATATTAAACTTGAGATGATAAAATGGTTGTTAGGAGTTGTTTATTATTTATCAAATTATAAAAATTGTACTCAATATTCTTCTGATGATATTCAAGAATCGAACATTGATTATTTTCTTGAAAAAAAAAATATATTATATCCATTAAGATTTAGAAAAAGATATGGGGGGATGAAAGGTGATATGAATATGATTGAATACTATATTAATTTAATAATAAATAATAAAATTTTAATACAAGAAGATAAGATACCTATTATAAAATTAAAGATGGAACCTTTAAAATATAAAGAATGGATATATCAAGCAAATGATTTCCATTGTAATCGTTCTATTATAAGTCAAATTCGAAAATATCATCCGAAAATAAAAGATGAACGAATTAAAGAACTTATATGGATATTTAGTTCATCTATAAATAAAAGGAGGTATAGAGATGATTATCTAGATAATGATATTAAAGAATGGTTAATGATAAAAAAACATGTTAAGTATGTTCAAAAAAAATGTAAATTTTATTAAAAATAATTTAAGATTAAAATAGTTTATTATATGAAATATGGAAGAATTATTTTATTTAACCGATAATATTTTTATTAAAGATAATAAATATTATTATGAAAAGAGGAATAAAATTAATGTTATAAAAAATCATAATTGGCATCATTTATTAAGAGAATATGGCTGGGAAAAGTTAAATAAGTATTGGATTAAAACATTAAATAAATTATCAGGTGAAAAGTGTAATAATTCTTTATTTGGTGTACTCGAATGTGGATCAGATGGAGATTGTTTATTTAATTGTATAAGTTATGCTATTAAAAGAATAGACGACGAAACATATGATTCAAAAGTTTTAAGAAAAGAATTATCTGAATTTATTAATAATGAAAGATTTAATAGTTTAATGGAAACATATAAAATAACCAAAATTAGTGGAGAATTTTATGAAGATTGGGATCCTGAAACAATAACAATTGATAAATTTAAAGAAATATTAAGGATCGGAGGTAATGATTATTGGGGAGATTTCTTAATTTTACAATTATTAAAAGAATATTTAGATATCAATATAATTGTCTTATATAATAATGATATAACACAAGAATATTATTATTATCCTTTATTGTATGAATATAATGATAAATTAAAAACAGTTGTTTTACTTTATGAGGATGAAATGCATTTTCGATTAATTGGTCATTTTAATGGAAATCAGATGAATACATTTTTTTGTAAAAATAATATTCCCCATGAACTTTTAAAATTAATTAATTATTTGAGATAAAATATATTATATTTTTATATATAGAAGTATTAAATGGAGGCATTAGTTTTAATGGGAATAATTGGTGTTGGTTACTTAGCCAATGAGCAAAATGAAAACAAAAATCCTGTAGATGTTGCTGTTAGTAAAGAAGTAAATTATCCAAGTGATAATAATGTATATGATTCAACTCATTATAATGAAGTTGAAAATGAAATTAAATTAAAAATAGAAGAATCATACGAGAAATCAAAGGATCCTTCTTCAAATGTAGTAAATAATCAAAAAATCGATGAATATAATCTAAAAGATAATTTAGGGAATTATACATATAGTAATGCTGCTGGCGGATACATTGAAAATGAAGAGTTTATGTCAAATAATCAAGGTGTTAAGATGGAACCATTTTTTAGTAGTGCTCCTACAACAATCAATTTAGATGATTCAAGAAGATTAGATATGCATCAAGGGGATTCGGGATTTTATAAGGAAAAAAGGGAAATTGGTAGTTTTTTTGAACCTCAAAAAGGTTTAACAAATATAAATGGGAATGAATTTGGAGAATATATTGGAGATAAAAATAGATATCTAAGCGGAAATACACGGCAAAATGAATTACCCTTTGAACAAGAAAGGGTTTCCCACATTGATGTTAAAAGTAACCTTAATGGAGATATAAATCGGGCTATTGCGGAAAAGACAAATGTCGACGCATTACGAGCTAAGTCTAATCCTAAATTAACATATGAAGGTAAAGTCTTAAATGGTAGATCTGTTGCTGAAGAAAGGGGTAAATTGGGAGAAGTATTTCAACATAATCCAGATAAATTTTATAAGAATAATCCAGATAAATGGTTTGTAACTACAGGGGCTTATTTAGAAAAATCTGAACGTCCGGAACAAATAGTAAAAGATACATTTAGGTCTAAATTTAATAGTCAACAAGTTGGTTCCGCTGCTCCAGCTAGTACAGAAGCACATGAAAATAGACCAAGTTTTAGAAAACCATTAAAATTACAACTGGGGACGGATACAGTTAGAAATCCGGGGGCAAATGTATTTGGAAGTGGAACAGACTTACATCAAGAAAGTTATAGAAACATTCCAAATGAACGAGATGTAACTACTTTAAGAAGGTATGATGGTAATTTAACTACAGGAGTAGATTCGTCTACAATGGGAATTCAGGATGAAATTAAACGAACTGTTAGAGAGTCAACACAATATACAAAGAATAATGGTAATGTTAATAATACTTTAATTAACCATACCACTGGTTTAATGGATGGTCTTAAGGTTACTAAGAAGCAAACTACAGTAAATTCTCAGAATAATGGTTATATTAAGGGTGGTCTTGATAACCCGACTTTAGGATATGAGAAACCAGAACCGACAACAAAAGACTCTACAATATTCTCTTACACTGGTGGAGGAGGTGCAAGTGTATTGGGTGATATGAATAAAGAAAATTATAACAATGCTGAAACGAACCCTACTAAAGAAATTATTTCACAAGGAAGAACACCGACAATTAATAATACTAAGATATCAAATGGTATGGATACTGTAAATGTTGATATTAAGAAGATTGAGGGAGATTATATGAATTATCGTGAAAATGGCTTAGAAAAAGTCTATCAAGAAATACCTTCAGATAATACGTGTGAAGTAACAACAATGAAAGATCGATTAGATGATTATTCCATTTCTGATCGCATTGATCCTAATTTATTAAATCCATTTAGGGATAATCCATATACAAAACCATTAGATTCATTTGCTTATTAAATTTTTTTATATTATTAGATTTTTATTATTAAATTTTTTATATTAAAAATATAAAATGGAAAATAAAGATACAGATTATATAGATGGAGATGCGGATGATTTCACTATTTTTTTATTTTCAAATGAACCTAAAGGAAAAAATACAATTAAATTGGAGTTAAATAATCCTGGACCGGGTGTTAAAATACCTTTACACATTTTTCAAGAATTATTGATGATTTTTACATCTGGTATGAAATATTTATTTAGTAATGGGACAGGTACATTAAATATTGATGATATAACAGATGAAAATATTAAATTGATAAATAAATATTTTATGAGTATTGGTTTTATTATAATAGTCGAGATATTTACAATTGAAGAGTATTTAAGTAATATGAAATTGCCTAATTACTTTCATAAAAAAGAGTTAATTAAAGATGATACACATATAAAAGATATATATTATGAAATGACTTCAAGTGGACAAATTTATAGAATTTCTTTTAATTTTTTAAAATGAATATGATTTATTTAAAGTATAGTTTAATAAATAATAATAAATTATATATATAAATGGGCGGGGGAACATTACAATTAGTTGCTTATGGTGGTCAAGATATACATATAATTGGAAATCCTGAAATGTCATTTTTTAAATCTGTTTATAGGCGCCATACTAATTTTGCTATGGAGTGTATTAAACAACCTATGTTGGGTCCTATTCGTTCTGAAGCATTTAAAGCCTCATTTAAATTAGGACGAGATGGAGATTTAATAAATAAGATGCATTTACAAATAAAATTACCAGAACAAAAAAATTTATTATTAACGAAAGGTCAAGGAATATACGAGAGAAACAACAACGATCTGTCTTTAATGCCCACACCCACCACCACGCCAGCGGGGATCGACTCCATTGAAATGGGAACTAATATTTTATCACATATTAATGTTACTAATCAAGGGGGGGGTTATATATTTGGAGCAACAGCAACAGTTACGGGTGCGAATGAAGGGGTTGAGGTAATAGCCAAAGTAAAAATTAATAATAATAATCGAATTGCTAAAATAATAGTTAATGATAGAGAAGCCCAGTTTCCAACCCCCGAGGAACGAAATGTTATTATTACAGGAAATTGTGATCCATCTTTTAAAACGGGAATAGCTAGTCATGATGATGCGTTACCTAAATATGGATCGGGTGCTAGTGCTGAAGCAATTATAACACCAAACGGAATTAAAAAAATAAATATTTCCTCAGCCTTTGGAGAATATTATAGAGAACCGAAATGTTCGGTCTACGAGAGTTCGTCATCGGCGACGGTGAGCGACCCTCCTGAATTTGAGACACATGTAAGTAATAATAAAGGTGAAATAACTAAGATTGATGTATTAAAAGCAGGGGAGTTTGATGGAGATAATCCAATTATCGTATTAAACGAAACATACAATACAAAACCGTCTATTTTAACAGATATATCTTCAAGTAATATTGCTTTAGGAAATACCACCACAACCAAACGCCAAAACCCTTGGCTTAGTTATCAAAATCAACCGGCATATTGTTATATTAAGGATATTGAATTAAAGATCGGTGAACAAACGATAGATACACATACAGGTCAATACTATGATATACATGATGAGTTTTATAATAAAGAACCTGAGAATATTGATTATATAACTGGAAAAAATAAAATAGTTGGTCAATGGCCTCCAAAAGATAAAGTTATAGGGAATGATTTTACATTAGTTCCAAGGGAAATTGATTTATTTGTTCCATTAAAATTCTGGTTTACAAAAGATACTGGACAATCATTACCTATGATAGCACTACAGTACCATGATGTTAAACTTGATATAAATTTTAGAGATATGCGGAGCATTATGGTTTGGAATCCGGGATACATAATTCCTCAACAAGATGGTGTTGTTTCTGAGTTCATCCATTTAGAATTTAATGAATACGAAAAACAAAGGATAAGATCAAGGGAAGTATTAAAACCTGAAATTGAATTATGGGCAAATTATATTTATCTAGATACAGATGAAAGGAAAAGATTTGCTCAATCTGCACACGAATATTTAATTGAACAAGTTCAAATAATAAAAGATAGATATAGAAAAAATGTAAGCATCCCTTTTAACCATTCAGTTAAAACTTTATTCTGGGTTATACAAAGTAAGTCCTCTTCTATATCCGATGATAAATTTAAGAATTGTCGTCATGAATTATCTAATGATACTGTTAGTAATAACTGGCAAAACCAAAAGCAATATACTCCTTTATCGGGAGGAACTCTTTACCCCAACGCCCCCCCTGGGGAGAATGAAACGATGACTGAAGAAGTAAATACGGCCGGCGGTGGTTGGGTAACAGATCTAAAAATGACAAATAATTATACGCTTGTTAGTAATTATGATAATGGATTTACTCAAAATAATAATTATTTATTTTATAATTCTCATCAAGAAGATATAAATAAATCATATTTGAATTATTTAGAAAAAGCAGAACATTTTAAATCTTGTAAAATTATTATGAATGGTATTGATAGAATCCAACCAAAGAATTCTGTATATTTTAGAACTATTCAACCTGAAGAATGTGGATTACGGATACCAATGAAAAATATTCATATGTATTCATTTGCTTTAGAACCTTTAAAACATCAACCGACTGGAACTTGTAATTTCTCTAAATTAGATTCCGCACAATTAGAATTTGAAGGAGAACAAAATTATGCAAATTATGATATATTTGTATATGCTCAAAATTATAATATTTTAAGAATAATGGAAGGAATGGGGGGATTATTATATAATAGTTAAGGCACATCAACTCATCTTGAAGGTCATCCAGCCATTAGGTCTGATGATCGCGTTGCTGTTGTAGTTAAATCTAAATCTTTGCTCCTCGTCTGAGGTAGACCCATATAATATTTTGATCATTCCTTCCCTTCGCTGCTCATTATTTAGGGGGGCAGAAACCGTGAAGCTGTCGTTTCCTGTGCTTGACAAGTTTCCGGCGTTCATCTGTACCCAGCCCCCAAAATTTCCCGTTGTCGGGTTCCTTAAAGACCAATGTACACAATTGTTCTTCATGTTATTCGAAGTCTGCTGGACGGCGACGGTAAATTGGGAGTTGCTGCTGATGTTGAAGGCTTGATGTATATTAGATGGGTAAACATCAGCGACCGCGGGTTTGGTGTCTGACAACTTCCACTTTAAATATTCTGTTCCACTCGATTGGAGATGTTTGTATACCCACCACCCCCCTGGGGTGGAAATCTTTATTTCTCCATAGAATCTGTTAAGCTCTTTGAGGGCGGGATCGCCTGGGCCACAGTTCCATGAACGGTACGAGTCCGCGTTGGTTGGCCAGCCGCCAGCCGAAGACGCGCCGTCGTAATATCCCCGGTGTGGTCCCGTGGTGTTGCCGTCATAATGTGTAATACTGGTACCAGCATTTCCGTCGTAATCAAGCCAATCATCATAACTTCCGCAGGTTGTCTGGCCGTCGAAGCTATGCGGACCATATGGTTGTAAAATACTACCATACCATCTACATTGATTGCAATCTGCACATGGGTCGGTATTATGTATTAAATAACCAGATGCGAAATATGTATTACATTCAGTAAGAGTTATAGATATCATATCCTCTTTTATTTTGACACGTTTAATACTTTTGATAATTTCATAATTAAATTTATCATTTAGTAAAAAATACCCTTTCCTTAATACTTTAGCATTATCCCAAGAAGTAACCCCTTCATCATCTTTAAAGAATATTAAATGATTATATGATATACTTAGTTTATTATTTATTATCATATAGATGTGTTGTCCATCAATCCAAGAAGCATCTAGTTTTGCTTTATATTTTTCTAATTCTGGATTATTATTTGACCATCGAATAGAATCTCTTTCACGCCCCTTATTAGATATTCCTGAAATACTACAAGATAATAATTCCTCTTCACTATTTAAATCTTTTATTTTTTTCGTAGTTCCATCTATTAAAGTTATTTCTGTATCTTTTAAAACACCCATATTAAGTTATATATATAAAATATTATAATTTATTATTTTTAGCGGCACATTCATCGCATAATGAAGCATTGTGGACTAAATAGCTATCCGCAAAATAATTCATTGCTGAGCTAGTAACTCTTAAATTATATACTTCTACTTCTTCTTGTATTTTTTCTATTTTAGTAATTTCTTCATATTCTCCTTTATGAGTAAATACAATATCTCCTTTTCTAATATTTTTAGCACTTAACCAAGTATATTCATCATCTACTTTCGTAAATATAAGGTGTTCATGTGTAACGTGTAAATTATCATTTAATATTATATAACCCGGTGATTTATCTGACCATATATTTGTCACTTCTGATTCAGTAAATTCCCCTGTATCATCTTCCGAAAACCACGATAATACATCAACCGATTTATTATATGCATCCATATCATCGAATTTATATGATAATAATATATCTCCTTTTTTAAGTTTTTCAATATTGATTTGTATTTTATTCGATAATGTTATTTTTGTTCCAGGTAAGAAACATACCTGAGCAAAGGTTTTGGCGCTGAATCCGTTTCCAGCACTATTCCTTGTAATAACTGTAGATCCACCAGGAACCCATTTATACATTTTTTGGCTATTGTTGGTGTTGCCGACGATCACCAGATCCATGTTGCCCTGTTCGTTATTCGTTAGTCTCGTGGTGCCGGAGGTGTCCTGCCACGTGAAAGTCGTTGCGGTGTTGTCCGACTTGCCAATTGTTACATTGCTGCTTAATGTTGTATCACCAGTAACAGTTAATTTTCCATCAGAGCTGCCGTCCAGACCTGCGATAGTTACATTCGCATTAAAGGATAATGTATCTTTAGTGGCACTTTGGTTGCCATAAATAAGTGAATTAGTTCCACGACCAACCGTAGCGGTGTTTCCCACCCCCGTATCTATAAACAACATGCCCGACATTGAGCCGGAATTGAGCCCGGCGAGAGGACCGATACATATATTGTTATTTGCGGTAGTTAACACATTACCCGCCTGTTTACCGATTAAAACGTTATTATCTCCATCCGTTAAGGCGGTTCCACTCTCAAAACCGATACATGTATTATGAGCTCCTTCCTGTAGGGAATAGGCCGACTTCGCCCCGAGAGCAGTATTCTCCTTAGAGTCGGCGAGGGTGGCCTGCGAGTTTGGGCTTGTTCCGTGTCCGCTCTGGTATCCTATATATGTATTATGGGTGCCGTTTACGTTTCTTCCTGCCATACATCCAAATAAACACGTCTCGGTCGCAGTATCAGCAATGTTCCTCCCTGCTTCGTATCCCACTATTGTCGAGTAGTTCGAGGCGTCCCTTCCAGCCTGAAACCCAATAACAACAGAACCGATGGTGTTGGTGGATAAGTCAAGGGCATTTCCACCTATAGAAATATTATAATCCGGATAATTTGACCCGTCGGCTGTTATCTGGAAGCCGCTGCTGCACCCTAAAAATATGTTATGGTTGCCGTTGGTTGAAGCTGCGCCTGCCTCGAGCCCTAAAAATATGTTATGGTCGCCGAAGGTACCAGCGGTGCTGCCCATATCATTTCCTGCTCCATATCCTAAAGCGATGTTATAGGCGCCGTTGCCGAGAGTCCCCGCTGCTGGAGTACTACTTCTCAAATTTGACTTGTAAACGTCAGTGCCGTGAGCGGCGGCGAGGACCGCGACAACATCGCCTCCACCACTAGCATCTTTCCATTCTACTATACCGTTCGTGCCCGATGTCAATACCTGGCCCTGTCCGCCCGTGCCGCGCCCCGACACACCCACCTGCTCGGCAGTAATTGTTGTGACATCTGTCGTTCCAGTAACAGTTAATTTTCCATCAGAGCTGCTGTTCAAATTGTTGATAGTTACATTCGCATTAAGGGATAATGTATCTTTAGTCGTGCCGGTGTACTGTATCCCGGAGATAAGTGAATTAGCACCACGGGGAGCGGGTGTGGTGCCGAGGCGTGCCCCAGTATCTATATACAATCTGTATGCTTCATTGGATGTAGTCGAACCAGAGTAAGGACCGATACATATATTGTTATTTCCTGTTATTATCCTATTACCCGCAGCAGCTCCTAATAAAGTATTTTTACCTCCACTCGTCACGCGCCACCCACTCTCACGACCGATACATGTATTATCTGCACCGCTGTGGCCGTTCTGTGTTGAGTCCACGTAGCCGTACAGCGCTCTCCATCCGAGACCAGTATTGCCGCTCGCGGCGGTGGTGTTGGTCGTCCAACCCTTTCCGCAGTTGAATCCTATATATGTATTGTTAGGTCCTTTTTCATATCGTCCTGCTTCCGATCCAAATAAACACGTGTTCAGCGCCGTCTCCTCCATTGACCAGCCTGCTTCGTTTCCCACTATTGTCGACCAACTAGGTGCATCCAGACCGGCGTGTTTCCCAATAACAACACAATATTCCGCGTCATCTGAAGTGCCGAGGGCATCCATCCCTATAGCAATATTATGGTCGACGGCCAGCAGTCCGTCTCCAGTGTCCTTGCCTAAAAGTATGTTCCCTTCTCCTCTAATCTTTGATCCCGCGTTATATCCTATACCGATATTACTATCTCCCTCGGCGTTCACGTTCGTCGCCGGGGCAGTGCCACCCGCCCCTCTCCCTAAAAATATGTTATGGTTCCCCGCCCCAGTACTCTTTCCAGCGCTCGCTCCGAAGGAGATATTAGACTGAGCGTTTGAGACCGCGCCGACGGTGGCATTTGCCGCGTAGGAGCCGTCGGCGTTGTCGAAACAGTTCGTCCTCAAATTCAACTTGTATAAGTGCGCCGTGCCCGTCGATCCTACGAACGCGGTTTCGATGAGGCCGAATTCGCCGGAGCTGGACCATTCTACTATACCGTTCGTGCCCGATGTCAATACATCTCCTACACTCCCGGCGGTTTGTGCGTGTAATGTTCCATTTATAGTTGTATTTGCTAATGTCGTTGCCCCAGTAACAGTTAAATCTCCATCAGAGCTTTCACCACTATTCAGTTTGGCGATAGTTACATTCGCATTAAGGGATATTGTATCTTTAGACGCGGATGATGCAGGCCTCTGTTGCGCGTAGATAAGTGAATTAGCTCCACGGGGGGCGGCGTTTGGGGGAGCGGGGACGCGTGCCCCCGTATCTATATACAATCTGTATTCTTCATTGGATGTCGTCGAACCAGAGAGAGGACCGATACATATATTGTTATTTCCTGTTGTTATCCTATCACCCGCAGCATATCCTAATAAAGTATTTTTATTTCCTTGCGTTATGGCAAGTCCACTATGAACACCGATACATGTATCAGAGTCCCCGGTCGTCACGGCGTGCATAGCTTGCCGTCCGACGGCAGTATTCTCCTTAGAGGCGTGGGTGGTGTTGTTCAGGTTTCCCCTCCCGCACTTGTATCCTATATATGTATTGTGTGCCCCTTCTTCATATAGTCCTGCTTCATATCCGAATAAACACGTCTCTTCCGCACTTGCCGCAATAACATTCCCTGCATTCCATCCCACTATTGTCGAATTACTCGGAGCGAGCAGACCGGCACCAGCCCCAATACAAACACACTTACCGGAATCGGTTGAGCCGTTTAGAGCATCCATTCCTATAGCAATATTATCATTGCAGTTTTCTAGGACGTGTCCAGCTGCCGCGCCTAAAAGTATGTTAGAGTTCCCTCTAATCTTGTGACCCGTGTTCATTCCTATAACGATATTACTACCTCCATCGGCGCCACTGGCAGGTGCGGAACCACCCGCGCCTCTCCCTAAAAATATGTTATTGTCCCCCACCCCAGTACTAAAGCCCGCTGAAGGACCAAAGGCGATGTTACCTTCGGCGCCGTCAACCGGCGTCTGACCGACAGTCGAGGACGCAGTGGTTCCGGTACTGGAGTCGTAGCACTTCGTCCTCAAATTCCAACTTCTGGCAATGGTAGGCACGGTCGCGGAGCCGTTCAAGTATACGGTCTCGAGGGCTGCTGGGCTGGCGGCATTTCTCCATTCTACATTACCCGCTTCGTTTGATGTCAATACCTGGTCCTGTACGCCCGTGCCGCGCCCCGACACACCCTCCTGCTCGGCAGTAATTGTTGTGACATCTGTCGTTCCAGTAACAGTTAATTTTCCATCAGAGCTTTCACCACTATTCAGTTTGTTGATAGTTACATTCGCATTAAAGGATAATGTATCTTTAGTCGTGTCGGTGTACTGTTGCCCGGAGATAAGTGAATTAGCACCACGCCTGTCGCTGCGCCCCGTATCTATATACAATCTGTAGTGTTCACCGGTCGCCGTCGAACCAGAGAGAGGACCGATACATATATTGTTATTTCCGTCAGTTAACATATTACCCGCCTGTTTACCGATTAAAACGTTATTATCTCCATCCGTTAAGGCGGTTCCACTCTCAAAACCGATACATGTATTATGGGCTCCTTCCTGTAGGGAATAGGCCGACTTCGCCCCGAGAGCAGTATTCTCCTTAGAGGCGTCGGTGGTGTTGGTGATGTCCCCCTCTCCGCTCTTGTATCCTATATATGTGTTATGAGTGCCCTCCACCGCCAATCCTGCTTCATATCCGAATAAACACGTCTCGCTAGCCGACGGCGACATGTCTTGCCCTGCCTTGTATCCCACTATTGTCGATTCACTCGGAGCGTTTCTGCCAGCATTCACACCAATACAAATACTTTCATGCACGCCGCCGGTGTTGGTGCTGAGGGCATTCGCGCCTATAACAATATTATTGTTGCCGTCGTTTCCGGCCAACCCGGTTCCGGCCTTCTCCCCTAAAAATATGTTATAGTCGCCGGTGGTTGTCATCTTTCCTGCCTCTTTCCCTAAGAATATGTTATGGGTGCCCGTGCTCGTAGCATTTCCTGCTTCATATCCGAAGGCGATGTTCCATTTTCCACCTTCAGTAACAAGGTCCCCTGCGGCTGGGATTATACTTCTCAAATTTGACTCTATCTCTTGGTCGTTGTCGTGCCTCACGGCGCCAATACTAGTATCTTTCCATTCTACATTACCCGATGCATTTGATGTCAAAACCTGGTTAACACTACCGTGACCCCGAGTACTTGTTCCCGTCTTGGCAGTAATTGTTGTGACATCTGTCGTTCCATTAACAGTAAGGTCGGCAACGTTAAGTGCGGACCAAGCAGTAAAATCCGTGGCGTTATTGGCATTACCAGGGTCAGTTGTCGAATTTATTAAATGATATATTCCATCATCAGAATTACGGACTAAACCAGTATAGTACGATGTCGAGATCACGTACGTCGTCGACGTGGTCGTGGTCGGCGCCGAGCCGTCCGCCCACGTCGCAGCAAAGACCTTGGTCGTTCCGTCGTAGGCAGTGATTACACCGGTCTCGCTCACGTCTCCGGCGGTCGTAATCGTCATGCCGTTGTAATAATCGTCCACAGCGCTCGCGGTTGCCGCCAGCTTCAGATTGCCCTGCATCGACGCCGAGGTGCTTGTATCAATATATTTACCATAAAAACCAATGTCAAGTAAATCAGAAGGATTCTCATCAGCTAATCTAATTAAAGTATCATTAACAGTAACAATAGTAGAATTAACAGTTGTCATTTGACCCCCTACTGTTAGATTTCCCGTTATTTCGGTGTTTCCTCCGATATATACGTTTTTTGCAATACCAACGCCACCGCTGACTACTAAGGCCCCAGTTGCTATAGCATCGGATTCCGTGGCATTAGTTATAGATGTGATCCCTCCGAGATATACGTCTTTTGCAATACCAACGCCACCGCTGACTATTAATGCTCCTGTTGTTGTAGCATCGGAATCCGTGTCATTAGTTATAGATGTGATCCCTGTAATGTCAGTAGTTCCTCCGATATATACGTCTTTTGCAATACCAACGCCACCGCTGACTATTAATGCTCCTGTTGTTGTAGCATCGGAATCCGTGTTATTAGTTATAGATGTGATCCCTGTAATGTCAGTAGTTCCTCCGATATATACGTCTTTTGCAATACCAACGCCACCGCTAACTATTAATGCTCCTGTTGTTGTAGCATCGGAATCCGTGACATTAGTTATAGATGTGATTCCTCCGATATATACGTCTTTTGCAATACCAACGCCACCGCTGACTATTAATGCTCCTGTTGTTGTAGCATCTGAATCCGTGTCATTAGTTATAGATGTGATCCCTGTAATGTCAGTCGTCCCTCCAATATGTAAATTTTCTCCAATACCAACCCCTCCAACTACTTTTAATGCTCCTGTAGTTGTAGATCCGGCTGTTGTATTATTACTTATCGATGTGATCCCTGTAATGTCAGTCGTTCCTCCAATATGTAAATTTTCTCCAATACCAACTCCTCCAACTACTTTTAATGCTCCTGTAGTTGTAGATCCGGATGTTGTATTATTACTTATCGATGTTATCCCGACAACAGTTAAGGATCCGCTTGATTTAGCTGAATTATTACTAATAGTTACATCTGAATTTAGTGATAATGAGCAATTAAACATATCTCCATATATGAATGAGTTTGATCCTCTTGGCGCATATGAACTATCTATATATAATTTATCATCATTTGAGCCTTCTGTATCTAATGGACCACTAAATTTACCGATTGATATATTATTATTTCCATCTGTTCTATTTAATTCACTTTGATATCCAATTCCAACATTATAATTGGCATCAGGGGTTAATAATTTAAATTTAGTATTTGACCATCCCCCTGGACCTGGAGATATATTTGATTCTAAAGTTAGAACTTTTTCTAATGTATTTGCATCCACTTCATAAAGTTCAATCAATTTTCTATCACTATTAATTTCAATACTCCAATTTTTATAATAATTAGGTTTATCATTGAATATACTTGGTAAAACAATAGTATTTGAGTCGTCCATATTAGTTCCTCCATCGTCGGAGTTCCTTATAATGGTCCCTTCAATTGGCTCGCATAGTGTATATATTGTAGAAACCGTTGTAATGTTTGTTAAACCGGGGGCTTTAATTACTTTTGATACACCATTATAATCTGTAATTATTGATGATTGTGTTATTCCGTTTGTTGTAGCATTAATGGTCCATCCTTTATAATGATTATCTACTGGAAAAGCATCTTTAGATAAGATTATTTTTTGAGGTTCAACCAAAGTAATTTTATGTTCAGTAGCAGTTATTTTATGTATACCTGGTAGACCTATAACACCTTTATAATCATGGTAAGATACTTTTGTATGCATATGTTGTTCTTTACCGGTCACATATGTATATACAACATAAGCATCCCATCCTTCATAATAACCTGTTTTATCTTTATTCGGATTATTATCAGGTAAAGTTAGTTCTTCGTTTTCTTCCAATGCTATATCTTGCGTAAATTCTTGAAGGACCTCTCTTACCGGAGTCCTCATTTTCCCCATAACATGTTTATCTTTTGTTAAGTAATAAGATGTTTTTGAATTAGTAAAATTTGTTGATAATTGATCTGCTACAATTATCCTTGTTAAATTATTATATTTATCTATTAAAGATGATTCTGTTTTCCCTCCGGTTGTTGCTATAATAGTCCACCCTACATAATAATTATTTATTCTCATAGAATTTCTATCTAATTTTAATGGGGCATCCATAGTTCCATATAAATGTTCTGATGGATAAATGATATAATTACTCCCTTCATTATAAGTTAGTGTGGAATTATCTATAGTATTAATATCACTTCGGAAATGGTACATTGGGTATAAAATATATTCAGATGTATTGTCGGTATAGAATTCATCTGGTAATGTTGAAATTCTCCTTTGATTTCCATTATATCTAATAATCTTAGCTTCTTTTCCTGCGTTTGTCCCTGAGGTTATTAATATTTTCCAATTTTTATAATAGTCCTTAATTCTACTCGATGTAAACTCAAGGATTTTATCTGTAACCATTTTTCCTTTTACTTCATGTTCTTCTAATGTCGATATTATATTTCTTGTATTATTATCATAATTTATAATTTTTCCAGAAACATTAGAAGTTGCTATATTCCAGTTATTATAAAAATGTTCGGTTGAGTATTTTGTATTTTTATCTAATAATTTTTTATGATTAATAGAAGTTAAAGATTCATTAATAGAACCATTTTCACCATATTCAGTGTTATTATCATAACTATTAAAATGAGGTGGTGATATTGTATATTTGGTATTTTTTAAAACGCTTAAATCAGATACTTCAATAACTTTTGGAGGATACAGGACATATGTACTCAATGTACCTGTATTAATATGTGTAGCTGCATCACTACACGAGAAAGTCTGGGAGGATCCAATATAACTCGTAATAACTCCTTTACGTATATTTACTTTTGTTGACCCTTCTTGGGGGGTTCTTGTAACAATCGACCAACCTTTATAATAATCATCTATAGAACTTGCATAAGCAGATAATTTTTGTTGATCTCTACAAAGACCTTCAGTATGGGAAATTAATTCATACGTTGTGTTTAATGTTTTTTTTGTGGTATTTCTAAAATTTTCAGAATCAGTAATTTCTCTTGTTGATCCAGTATACTCTTTAATTACACCAAAATCATCGGGGTTTGTTGTTTTGATTATCCATCCTTTATAAAAATCATTAACCATACTAGCTTCATTTGATAACCTTAATTTTGTGGTTCCCGAATTGCCCGACTCGAGCATGTCAAAATCCCCCTTTGAGAATTTCCCTTTTATGTGTGGTGAGAGTATATATTTTGAACTTGGATTTGACATTGTTGTTCCCTTTCCTTCTAACTCCATAATACCCAAACCTTTCCTTAATGGTGGAAATAATTCGTAAGGGGTTTTGTGGGTTAATATAAAAGATACAATGTTGGAAGATCCAATACTTTCATTTAATTCTGGACACGTTACAGTTATAAGTGAATCAGCATTCGCTGTTGAAGCAGAAATGTATGATTTTTGATGTTTAACAATACTTTTACCATTCTCATCAATAATTTGAGCAATTTTAAATGCTGTACTTGTAGTTGGAGCAGTATTTAGTGTTCTATCAAGTGTTAGTGTATCGGTTGTATTTGAAATAATAGTTCTTATTTCTCTAACATTACCAGTTTCAACAAATACGATATTATTTTTATATTCATCAGCGATCCATCCAGATGAAGATTTTTTTAATTTATCATTTCCAACAGTATCATCTACAATTGTTTCTGATAATAAGGTGGTATAATGTGTAAGTTCTATATTCCATCCTTTAAAGAAATTTGCTCCTATGACAGATAATTCTGGATTATGTGAGTACGTTAATGTTGATGGAATTTTAATTATATTTTTATTTGCGGAATTATCAAATGATATCCACCCTGTATAATCTGGGGGGATTATATAAAAGCTAGAATTTACTGATGCTGTTGGAAGGGGTGGGGTCCCTAAAGTAAATGAAGAACCTGAACCTGTACTATATGTCCCAATAGTTATAGATGAGTGGGGATTTACGGTTTTTAAAGTCCATCCTTTATAATAATCCGAATCACCATATCTATAATCTGATGTATTTATTAATGTACCCATGGATGATGAAAACGATCCAGACGGGATACGGTAACTGTCGTCTAACACATTTTTAAAATCTTCTTCATTATCATTTGTTGAGTCATTCCATTTATATGTTCCTGATTGATTTTTAAAGTTCATTGATGTTCCACTATTTAAAGCCCCTATAGTAGGTTCAGTATCAATAACAGAAATTTTATTTCCACATTTAATGGTCCATCCTTTATAAAAATTGGATATATTTGAATAGGGTGGTTCTAACTGAAATACTGGATTACCCCCAGTACCAGATTCTTTATTAACATGAAGGATATTTCCAGTGATACTTGGTGGGGTTAATATATATTTTGACCCAGTTACTAACAAGCCATTTCCCGAAGAATCACTTAAGGTTATTTCAGTCCCATAAATAGTATATGTTGTAGAGGTTGTTATTGTCGGAGTTCCGTCCCAAGTTACAGTAATCGTCCGAGTAGAACCGGTATAATCTGTGATTATTCCTGAACCGGTTGGAGTTTCAATGATAATATTACAATTATTATAAAAATCATCAACCGAACTAGCATTACTATCTAATATTAGAGAGGTATTTGATGTTACCGATGATATTGTCCCTGTGATTATTACATTTTTACTTGTTGAAGTAACTATAGTTGTTTTTATATAATTTGGTGAAACAGAATCATTTTTAAGTTCAATAGTCCAATCTGTATAATAATTAGAATTTAAAGCATTTGTTCCATCTTTTGTTGAATGATTTGCTAATAGACCGAAGGTAGTATTATAACTACCATATAATTCATCTTTACCGTTATTAACTGATATAATAGAATCAGAGTAATATCTATTTGAGTCAACCGTCCCTGCCCCCGTACTTACTGTTCCTTGATATTGAACAACACCTTTTTGGTATGGATTAAGCATTTCTATATTCCATCCATGATAGAAATAATCATGTCCTCCAAATTTATTAGCTGATGATGGTGTATTTACGGTTGATGATAAAAATTTCATATATCCAAAAGAAATAAGGTAATCATAATCCGATTGTTGATAAATGTCACTTGACCAGGTTGGATTAGTAATACTGTATAATTCGCCTTTAACTCTTCCATCTTCAATAAAAGAGTCCGATACTACTTTTTGAATATCTTCATTTGGGGATATTTTAAATGTCCTTGTTTCTCCGATCACATGAGATCCTTGAAAAACTGTAATAGCATCTTCTACTTCAAGTTCTGATTTTGAAAAATGAAATTTCTTTGAACTACTATCTTTGTCATATTTAATAATATTAAAATAAAAGGTTGTAGATTCACCATCCACAGTTTGAGTAACAACAAACCTCCAATCTTTATAAGAATTATCTACATTAGATAAATAATTATTTGTGTCTGTATGGACCCCTGTTGTTGTACCAGGACCATTTACATGTAGTATAATATCATATAAATTATTTGTTACATCGAGGATTACTCCCGACGATTCAATTGTCCCGTTAATAATACCTATATCCTCGGCTATAGTAAGATTCCAATTTTTATAATCATCATTTGTATTTATAATTGGATTTAGATATATTTTATTATAATTGTAATAATTATCATCAGTATTTATAATACTTGTATTGTACATGGCGTTACTATCTGATGTTGTATAGTCTTCTTCACTTGAAACTTTTTCTATAGTATTTGAAGTTGTTCCACTATTATAACCTTGGAAAATATTCGTTTTCATTTCAGAGTATTTAATATCCCCTTCAAGGAAAGGTGATTTGATAATTTTATTTTTTAGGACTTCAGATGTTTCGGATAAATTTATCCAATTATTGGATTGACGTTTATATATTCCCGTTGTATTTAGGACTAATCCTCCATCAAAAGAAGGATAATACTTATTATTATCTTGTTCTTTAACATCTGTTATTCTTATTTCTTTATGCGATAAAGATAGATGGTCTGTCAGCGAACTTCCATAATTATCAGTTGACCCTGATATCGAATAATCATCTGGAGTAAGTCCAATTGTTAATTGACCTTTAATTGTTCCAGATAATCCAGTTCCTTTACCATCTGAACCACCATCGATTAGAGATGATTTATAAGCGGAACCACCTATCATTAAATATTTATTCGTCCGTGGTGCTAAGAAATTCGTTCCAGCCCCTAGTACTTGGTTATTGATTATATATGATAAATCTCCACTCAAATCATTATATAAATCAACACCCGATATAGTCCACCTCATCCCTGATTCTTTGGTGTAATATAGGTATTTTCTGTCTATATCTCTAAAGTCACTTGGAAAATTAACACCCCCTACTGTTAAACCATCTAATTGTTCAAACTTCCCTCCTAGTCTAAATTCATTTGCCATTAATATTTAATATATAATATAATTATTTTTAAAATTTACTTTATATAGTATAAATTCTAAAAATAAAATATATTTTAGAATTAATCATTTATGGAAGATACTAATAATACTATTTTTACACATGCAAAAATGGAATATACATCTCAATTAATAGATAATATAACTCCACAAATTTTTGATGGTTTAAGTTCTATATATGATGAATCTAAAGCTTATCAAAAAGTACATTCAGATAAGTCTATAGTAATTATATTTAGAACTTTTTTAGAAAAAGTTCCATTATGGAGTAATGAGATTATTGAAACTGAAACAGAAAGAATTATTCAAATGTCTAATTGTGATTGGTTGGATGATTTAATTACTGCTGTATTTATAAGTCATACAAAAATATTAACATCGATAGGTTCAAATAATAATGCGAATATAGATTTAACAATTCCTAAGACAATTAACTTTATTCATAAATGTTATATAAATATAGCGCGTGAAATATGGAAAAATCCTTATTTATTTGATGACAATTTAATAGGATCAGATTATCAAAAGAATATGAGAACAATTGAATTAATAATAAAAGAATCTATAGAAAATACAATACGTAAGTTATTACCCGTGAAAGAAATCTTAAGGCAACACTTAGATACATATGAGACAACTAATACTGAAATCAGAAAAAGAAATAATAGCAATGAACTAAGGGAGCTTCTAGTAAACGAATTACGAAACCTTTCAATTATACCTTCTCAAAAAGAAGAAGAAGAAAATAATTCAAGTGAAGATGAAGAAGTTGAAAAAGAAGAAGTTGAAAAAGAAGAAGTTGAAAAAGAAGAAGTTGAAAAAGAAGAAGTTGAAAAAGAAGAAGTTGAAAAAGAAGAAGAAGAAGTTGAAAAAGAAGAAGAAGAAGTTGAAAAAGAAGTTGAAAAAGAAGTTGAAAAAGAAGAAGTTGAAAAAGAAGTTGAAAAAGAAGAAGTTGAAAAAGAAGATATTGGATATGTTTCTCCAGATGAAGATGAAATAAAAGAAAAGTGTGATGGTTTGGCTATAAATGACATTCCAGATATAACAGAAGAAAAATATGATAATGTAGATATCATTGATCATCAAGAAGATAAAATAGATAAGGTTAAAATCTTATCAACTTTTATGGATAGTTTGGAAAACGAAGAAGAGAATATTAAAGAAGTTATAAATGAAAAACTAGAAACACCTGAAGTTGTCCTTAAAGAAGATAATATAAATGATGATAATAATAATAATAATAATAATGATGATAAAGTAATTGACGATAAAAAGGAAGATTTCTCCATACCTGGCTTTGATTTACTTCAAAGGTTTAATTCTAATACGGTTAAAGAAGAAACGGAACCAGTTAAAGAAGAAAAGGAACCAGTTAAAGAAGAAAAGGAACCAGTTAAAGAAGAGGTGGAACCGGTTAAAGAAGAGGTGGAACCGGAAGACAATACAATTAAAGTAATTAAAAACTCTAATGATGATAATAAAAATATTAATGATAAAGAAATAATATCAATATTAAAACAAGATATACCCGACGATGCTCAAACAATAGATAATTTTTTCGATGATGTATCTTCGTTAATGGAGAAAAAAAATATTTCTGTTGATAAAACAGCAAACAAATATACTTTATTTGATGATGCGATTGATGAGTAATATGATGGAAATTATTTTATAAGTTTAGATAATAAATGTTTAATAATAATCTTGTTTTTAGTTTTATTTTAAGTTTAGCAAATACATTTATGTATTATTTATTTAATACATCTAAATATGAAAGTCATGTGGGTAATAGGAATCAGGAATTATTAATGGTTTTTGGGATATCTTTCGCCATGTGTTTTTTTATGAAATCTATATCTTCTAGTAATAGCATGACAACTAAAGTAGATGCCCCTAAATCTGGAGATATATTAATGTCTAAATCTACTCGACCTCCATTTTAGTTTAAATGATAATATAATTTTTTGGGAAAATATTTCTTTTTAACTTTATAATCATTAAAAATCCAATTTTGTAATATATCAGTTGGTTTTGAGGAGCAGGCATATTTTGAGATAGAAACATACATTTCAAAATCATCATTTAAATCAGCCAGACTGTTATTATGATTATCAATTGTCATATTATAAATAAAATCAAATATTTTTTGTTTTTCTTTATAATCTTTATTTTTATTATATTCGCATACTTCTAGAATTGTTATAGCAAGACGACATAAATCAAAATTGAAATTGGGCTTAATAATATTATTTTTTATTTCATGATTGAATAATTTATTATATGGTTCTGAGTATTGTCCACCCGCTTCTCCATGTTTGTGGAATGTGTCATTAAAAAATTGTTTTTTATGAAATGTAAATATGGCTCTTCCAAAATCTATTATTTTAAATATATAGCCGTGTGTTGGGACTTTATAATAAATATTATTGAATTTATAATATATATATATCTTATCGGTTTTCTTATACATTACATTATTTATATGTAAATCGTTATGTGTAAAATTATAATATTTTTGTAAATATGCTAAAGCAAATGTAACTTGAAAAATACACGATAATAATACTTCATGATTTATTTTTTCAATTACATCTAAAAGATCTTCTAAAGTCCCCTCCAATTTTTCTATAAAGAATAATTGACATGGTATATTTTTTAGTAATGCGATAGTATCATCGTTATTATAACTGGATAATGACGATGACGACGATAAAGAGGATAAACTATCTATATTACTTATTACATCATCATTATCTTCATTATCTTCATCTTCTTCATTATCTTCCTCTTCTTCATTATCTTCATCTTCTTCATTATCTTCATCTTCTTCATTATCTTCATCTTCTTCATTATCTTCCTCTTCTTCATCTGAAGATACATATAAATCGAGAGAATATAGATTACCTAAATTTTTATAAAACCATTTTTCTTTTTTATATTGTTGATAATCTTCACTTATATCATAATTATATTCTTCTTTAATTCCGTTAACAGATCCATAAAATATTGGAAAAGATGGATTTATATCTTTGGCAGTTAATTCTGAGCATATAAATGAGAAAAATGTATCTATATAAGCTGTATTATCCATATCATTGAGTTTATTGAATGTGTTATATGAATAGCATGAGGGTAAAAGTGGATTTCTATGAATATAGTTATTATAATTATTCATCATAAAGAATAAGGGATCTAATAATGGAATACATTTACAGAATAATTTTTCTTCAGTGATAATATTATCTTTTTTATTTAGAACTTTACAATTAATTATATTATTTGATGTATGGTATTTTTCATTCTCAGTACTTATAATCTCAAGAACATTTAAATTACGTTCTAAATCAATTGTTCTATGGGATGATTTGGTATTATGAATATGGAAATATAATGAAAAATATGGTTGGTAAAATTGTGGTTCTTTTAGATTAAAATTATTACTACAAGATTTAAAGAATTCATTTTTTTGTTTTTTATTCCATTTTTGATATTTAATTATAGTATTTGACATAATTAAAAAAACAAATACAATTATTTTATAGAATAAACTTACTTAATATGCGTAAATATTGTTATTAAATAAAATATTTTAAAGTAATATATAATGGCTATGAATTTAGAACTCCGAAAATTTGATATGTCTGAAATAAAAGATGATAAAGTAGTAGTGCTGATTGGTAAAAGAGATACTGGAAAGTCATTTTTGTGTAAAGATATTTTATATCATCACCAAGGCATACCTGTAGGTCAGGTTATTTCGGGTACAGAAGGGGCAAATCAGTTTTATAGTAAGATTGTTCCTAAATTATTTATTCACGATGAATTTAAATCTGAAATAATTCAAAATATGTTAAAACGACAAAAATTATTAATAGAAAAAAATAATCAATCAGGTGGAGAGGCCCAGGTTGATCCTAGGGCATTTTTAATATTGGATGATTGTTTATATGATAATACTTGGGCAAAAGATAAATGGATGAGATCTGTATTTATGAATGGAAGACATTATAAATTATTATTTTTGTTAACAATGCAATATGCTTTAGGTGTTCCTCCAAATCTACGTACGAATGTAGATTATGTTTTTATATTACGAGAAAATTATGTATCGAATAGAAAACGTTTATATGAACATTATGCGGGGATGTTCCCTAAGTTTGAAATGTTTTGTCAAGTAATGGATCAGTGTACAGAAAATTATGAATGTTTAGTGATTAATAATAATGCTAAATCGAATAAATTATCTGATCAAGTTTTCTGGTATAAAGCAGAAAAAAGACCTGATTTTAAAATAGGAGCTGATTCATATTGGACATATTCTGCCCAAAATTATTCAACGGAAGAAAGAGTTGATGAGGGACAATTTAGCGGTAAAAAAAATCCCATAAATGTTCAAAAATTATACTAATTCTTTAGTAGCATCTAAAATGCCTTCTTTTGTTCTACTTTGGACGAGTAGTTCATCCATAGATTTAACTTCTCCGTTTTCTTTTACAACCGTCATATAAGTTGGGAAACCTTGAACTTTTCCTTTAAATGCCGCAAATCCATCAGATTGTTCTTCGGTCATAACAAATGTGACAGGTGTCCCTGATTGAGTCTTTACATCATTTACTTTAGTTAATTCTTCAAAAGCTGGGATAGCATTTTGAGAATGACCACACCATTCAGCATAGACGAAGTGAACTTCTACTGATTTTGAACCAGTGTCTTCTACTTTTTCTCCAACTTGACCAACAGCCATTAAACCCGTATTTGCGGTGGGATCAAATGGAGGTGCTTGAGACTCGGATATGTATCCCGGACTTCTTTCTTCTTCAATATTACCCATTAAATTAGGGCGAATAATTTGTTTTTCTTTTAGAATGGCATAATCCGACTGCATAGAAAGAGGCACAACATCACCATAATTGTCTTCATATGAAGCAAAAAGGTCTCCATCTTCATAACCAGATACTTTAAAATCTAAATTTTCTCCATGTACTTGTGGAGGTGGGGGTGGAGGTTTAGGGACCTGTTGTTGTTTGGGTACATTTTCAGAAGCGGTTGCTAATTTTTTAGGGGCCCCGTTTACTTTTGGAAGTTCTTTAATTTCTTCTTCTTTTTGTACTTCGGCATTCATTTCTGCTTCAATATTTTCAAATTTCTCAACATCCGAATTTCTTGAAACAATAATAATTAAGACTAAAAATAACAAAATAAAACAAACATCATTCATTTATATTAATAACAATATAAAAATTTTAAAAGATAATAATAAAAATTTTTAAAAATAATTATACAATTTGTAGATCTTCTACAAATAATTATACAATTTGTAGATCTTCTAATTTCCAGTATTCATAATTATTAGCAACTGGTCTTCTAAGTATAAATGGAATTTTCCCTTGTCGAAGTTCTTCTAATGCTATTTCTGTAACAGTTGAATAACTTTGAGGATTTTTAAGGAATGAATCAGAACCATTTGAAAGTTGTTGAGCTCTTTCAGATAGAACTTTCGTTTTTTCATACTTAGTTAAATAAGGGCGTGTTATGTAATTTTTCTTTTCATCTTGATATTTACTACTAAAGTTAGATAAATCTTCAATTCCAGTTTGAACAATTGTTTCTGTATTATCGCTTATCTCTTCATCTGAAGATGTTTCAATAGTATCCATTTTATATTATAGATTATTTATTTTTAAATTAATTTAATCAAATTTTAATTTGTCCATTTTTGAGAACAATATTTACATACATACATAAATTTCATATTTGTACTATCGAATTTAATATATTGGATATCAGATGGTTCATTATCTTTAATACTCTTACATTCCATATTTGGGCATTTAATATTTGAATTATCTTTAATGGTTGGAAGTGTATTATCTTCTTTTAGAAATTTATTTTGATTAATTGTTTCACTTAAATCTGTTTCATACTTATTGCTATAAATACATTTTTCCTGTAAATATGGTTTCTTCGTTTGACAAGCCTTACATCCTAGATATAGTTCTTTTTTTTCTTCATCCGAATATAAAAATAGACAGTTATCGCAATTATCACAAAAGTTTATCTCCATATAATAATATTTATATTATAATTATAAGTATTTTTTTATCAAATTTTAATATTTTAAATATTGAATAATTCTTTATATCTATGAAATAAATCTTCATAATCAATAATAGTCTTAATTCTATAAAAACTAACAACCACTTCCCTTCTTAATTTATTTTTTTCTTTTAATTTTACTATCTTATTAAGTATTGTTTCTTTATTTTTATTTAATACTTCCTTCATATCTTCATGAAATATATCGAATCCATGGGGAGTATCAATATAGTTTTTCATTAATAAAGTATTAATTGAATCATATTGAATAACTTCATTATATAATAATACTTGTGGAGAATTATTCTGTTCTTGCCCTGGTTCATGATGAAATGGATTAGAATCTAATAAAGATTGAATACATAATAATACCGTAGTAATGTCCATAATTGTTGTCCATTTTGGACCATTCCACGTCCCTAAAATAGATAAACAGACTTTACCTAATCCACTTGAGTGATGTCCAACATATAAATTAGGATGTATTCTTATATTATTTCTAGAAACATATGCTACATCAGGGGGAGCATATGGGTAATTTTTAGGGAATGTTATATTAAAAAATAAAAAACCCCCTTCATATAAAGAATCTTTTGGACCGACAATCATGGCTTTTACCTTTAACATATTACCTTCATCAAAGTGGACATAAATACCATGAGAATTTAAATTTTGATTTGCTATTTCTTTAATATCTTTATTAATTATTCTTTTTAATGCTGCTTTTTCCGCCATTTACTATTATTAGTCAGGTCAGTTTTAAATAAGTATAAATTTAAAAATTTGAATTTGAATACTTAAAATTAAAATTAAAATATTTAATTAGAATACATGATTTATCCAAAATTACAAACATTTCTGAATAAACATCCAAAAAAAGATAAACATACTCATTCTATATACGGGGGTGGAGATATTGATTGTGGAGGATCATATGATATACCCAATGAAAAGATGTCAGAGTTTTATAAGTTATTGAGTAAAGCTTTATTTCGAGATAATAATAAGATATCTATTGTAGAAAAAGTTCAAGACATTAGTCGACTTGTTATCGATTTGGATTTTAAATATAAAGATCATTTTACTGAAAGACAGTATAATGAGAATGTTTTAAAAAGGATAATCAATGATATATTTAGTCATATTGAAAATGTGTATGATATATCAAATGAACAAAAAATATGTTGGGTCATGGAGAAAGATAAAATTCTCGATGCCCCTCAAAAAAAGTATAAATCTAAGGATGGTTTACATTTCTTATTCCCATATATTATAGCTCAAAAGAAAACATATCGCGTTCTCCGTGAAAAGATAATTGAATCTGATTATTCTAGTTATTTTAAGGAAGAAGGATTCACACCACCATCAAATAGTATGGGTGAAATAATTGATGATAATATTTATAAGGGAGGTAATTGGTTCATCTATGGTTCTGGAAAACCAAATGAAATTGTTTATAAACTAACTAAAATCCTTAAATTATCTGATGATAATCTTATTAATATGCCATTGGATTTATATCTTGATAATCCATGTGAAATTATTGAATTAAATAGTGTGAAAATGCAAGAGGAAATAAATGTTGGATATAAAGAATGTCTAAAAAAAAGTCCATCCACATCTAGTTTATCATCTAAAACTTCGATTGAAGATATTGATCGCGAGGATATAAATCCTTTAATTGTTTGTAGCGTGAAGAAGCATGATATAGATGTTGCTAAAAAACTAGCATTAATATTATCACCAGAAAGGGCTAGTAATTATAAGGAATGGCTTGATGTTGGATATTGTCTCCATACTGTTAGTCCATCACTATTATCCTCATGGATCGCATTTAGTAAAAAATGGCCAATGTATAATAACTCTTCTGAATGTGAAAAACAATGGAATTGGTTTCATAAGAATAATAATAAAAATATTACTATTGGTTCCCTTAATCATTGGGCTAAACTTGATGATTATGATTCTTGGAAAAACATTACGAGAGATAGTGTTTCAACATTAATTAATAGAAGTGTAGGTTCTTCTGGATCTCATGCTGATGTTGCTAATGTTATTTATCATTATTTTAAAGATTGTTTTGTATGTGCTGAAATAAAGACTAATTCTTGGTATTATTTTAATGAATTAAATGGTGGAAAATGGGAA